TATCATTTACCTCAACGGTGGAGCTAACATCGACGTAGATTATTCCGTATCTCCATACGGCAATAATATCCCTGCCGCCTTTGCAGGTGTTGGCCGGCCCTCCCTTGCTACCTCTGCGAACCTTGCGGGCTATGTCTACGGTGTGGCTTCTTCGCCTATTCTCGTAGGGAATAGCAAAATGTATCGTGGGTGTATCGGTGGAATTCAAGCGACCGGTTACAACATGTATGCAAAAATTAAATGTACACCATACGCGGCAAATCAAAACACGTGTGGAACAACGTTCGGTGGTCAAGGCTTGAGCGCAACCGTTCGAATTGGAAACTGCTCCGTTTATGACCTGCCGTTGCAGGTCCGCGCAATCAACAAAGAAGCGCAAAATCAGGCCGGACGAATGTACCGGTGGATCTTCGGAAAGGTGGACTTCATTTATGAGCACGCAGACTTCTTCTATCAGTGCCTCTTCGCGTCCGACTGTCGCATGTTCTACGTCGATAAGTTGGCCGGCACTTCGTACGTCAACAAACGCTTGCTGATTGTTCCGGTGGAGGGAGAGAACGAGACACCGACTTTCGTCTATGACGGAAGCGTGACGGAACTCGACTTTACGGGTGTGGCCACAGGTGGAAAGATGACTGTCACCGGCGTAGGCATAAAGAGCTTCTACGATGCTCTCGTTGCTCTGTATGCTGCCGGCCATGTCACTCTCAACCCTGCGACGTACTTCCTGGAGGGATGTATCTTCTCAGAGCAGTCTTCCAACGAGATTTATAACAACCCTGAGCAATACGACCTTTCTACTCGTCGTGACTCAGATGCTTACATTAGCACCTATCACTACTTCGGTGCGCTTCCTCCTTCGTTGAATATCCCGATTCTCGGGTCCGGTAACTCCGGCTCCGACGGCCATGCTGCATGCTGGGATAACAGAACGATTGACGGATGTCTTAAGGTCGAAGACGGACTGATTAAGATTGACACGGCGTCCTCTGAGGACTCCGGACGTATCTTATCTAAGGTTATCAAGACCAATCCGTATCACGTTCAGTACAACGGTCTCTACGCTATGCTGACACGCCGCGTTAAAAACGGCTGGATAGCTTCGAAGAATAACCCGTTCGGAGACGAGATATACCCCGATAACGATTTGCTTGCCGACCTCGACGCCGACATGCAGTACGTGGTTAAGGGTTCGAAAGTAACCTTTAATGGAGAAGTGTTTAATATCAACGACATATTAGACACTACCGGTATGACCACTCCGTCCGTGCAGTTCGAGAACAATAGCGGTTACCTCATTACTGTACTTGACGCGAACATCCCCGACACGCTCTATTGCCGTTGCCGGTCGATGATTTATGCCCGCGCAGGACAGAGTGAGAACCTGAAACCGCAAATAACGTACTTCAATGACGGAGAGCATTATATCCACTTCCACGGACGTATCATCGTACCTGACGAGTCGTTTGTTTGTGACATCGCAGAAGCCTTTACTGTATGCGACGCAAATGGCAACACGATAAGTGATCCAGATTATACTATCGCGATTATCTTCGACGACCGCGAGACTATTCCGGCAGGGGAAGAGCGCATCGGTGGAGTGACAAAGTGGGTGCCGGCACAAGCTTGGGGAGAATACTTCGCAATGAAGAACGCCGGCGCTATCACCGAGATAGAAATTCCGCAGATAGGTAGTGTACCTAAAGGCTCAGGTAACTATCAATGTTACACCAAGAACGCCGGCGGAACGATCGTGAACGGCTATAAGTCCATTTTGAACCAGACGTTCATTCAGTTCGCTCTGTTTGTGACTATCGTATCTGAATATGATGTCGTAGTGTCGTAGAGTAATATGAGCGCTCCTAACAACATAGTACTCGGTTCGTTATCGTTGCGTTGCACGGAGGTAATCCGTTCTACCGCAACGAATAACGACGTGCTACAAGCATCTTCTTTGCGTATAGCGATGAACCCAGACCCTGCGGCCATTGACAATAAAGTAATGAGAAACGTTTCGTTACCTATTGCCGGCTACCAACACCCAGAAGGAGCGTGGTCCGATCCGGAGAGTCTGGCGTACGTAGTCGTACATATGTAGAGAAGAAAACGCGAATCCGGTGAATCCATGCCGCCTTTGCAGGTGTTGGCCAGGCTAACAATGCTAACAATGCGAACAATGCGAACAATGTCAACGGTGTGGCTTCTTCAAATATTCGAAAGTAAACTTTTTCAGCCGGATATAGCGTCGCCTATCAAATGGCGGAACATATATAATTGAAACTTTTGTGAGTAGCAATATGCGAAAATTGAAATGTAGAAGAATAGGCACCACATGAAACGCTACGGTAAGACCGAGCATTTATGGGAACGTATATGTGCAGAAGAAACTGTCGAGAAAGCGATGCGGCAGTCCTTAATAAAGCACAAGTACCCTGGTATGAAGACCGCAGACTATAATGCGGCACAGAAATACATGATTGCGCATTGGGACGAGTGCAAACAAAACGTCCTGCGAACATTGACATCGGAAACGTACGTCTTCCACAAACTTCACTCCTTTAAGGTATATGAGCCTAAAGAGCGCGTGATACATTGTCCTCAACAATTCCCGGACAAGATAATAATGATATGTGTTTATATCGTATTGCGCGACTATTTTTATACGAAGTTCGTCCGGAACACCTACAACTGCATCAAAGGTCGTGGCATACATGATGCAAAGGCCGCTATTGAACGTATCATGCGTAAGTACTATAATTGGTATTACGTGCAAACTGATATACAGAAGTTCTATCCGACCCTGCGACACGATATCATAAAAGCAGATCTGCGTAAAGTGTTTAAGGACGTCAAGGTATTGAGACTGCTTGACGCTATTGTTGACATCTATCACGAGGGAGTAGATGAAGAAGGCAATGAGATAGGTATTGCTATAGGTATCAATCTCTCGCAGCTCATGGCGATATTAGTTAACATGCCGGTGCTTCGAGAGATAAACGAGAGGTGGCATTATCCGTGCGTAAACTTCACAGACGACTGTTTTACTGCAGTACCAAATAAAGCTGCGGCGCATGAGTTCCTTAATTGGTATATAGAGCGCAGCCAGCAACGAGGTATGAAAGTAAAAGCCAACGCCAGAATAGCTCCGATGACGGAGCCGCTTCGTATGATTGGTTTTGAGTTCCATGTGACGGCTGACGGCGAACAATACACGCTCCTGAGCAAACCTATTAAACTGCGTATGAAAAGACGCGTCCGGCAACTCGCTAAGAGGAATGTCACGGACGAGGAGTGGAAGCAACAAATGGCTTCGTATTATGGTTGGTGCAAGCATGCTCGTTGTACTAACCTAATGCAAAAGACGTACGGAGACCGATATAAACTATTTGAAGACATGAGAACCCTACAAGAAGTCAAAGCAAACATACAAGGACCGTTCGGACTACCTAAGAGCCGTCGAGAGTCTGTCGTTAGTCTCCTCGGAGTAGATATCTGCTTCTATGACGTAACGATGACTAATGTGCAAAAGATAGATCCGGTCACTCATGAGGAAACGTATGAAGAAAGGTGTGCGATTAAGTTCCGGCACGCCGAGAATAATGAACCCATAGGAGACGAAGCATACTTTGTTACCGGTTCTGAATCTCTACGATCGAGAGCAGAACGTTACAAGGACCAAATGCCGTTTATCGGTAAGGTCGTTAAAAAGAGTGGACGCAACACTCAGTATTATGTAATTGAATAAAACAACACAACAATGAAATTACTAGGTTTAATCGCATCGTTCTTTATCAAGCTATGGGAGCTACTGCAAACGCTCTGGGGATGGCTCATCGTCGGAGCTTTCGCGGCTATTGACTTCTACGGAGGTTATAAGCTAGCTTTCGTATCCGTCTTCATCTGCATCGCAGTAGATATGATTCTCGGAATATGGTCCGCTATTAAGCGTAAGAAGTACGCCCGGAGTGAGCTTGTGCGAGATACGTTCAGTAAGATTGTTATCTATACCCTCGCGCTCGTTATGCTTATTCACATGGATCAGCTCATCGGGAGCACGGCAGTCTTCACAAATATCTGCGCAGCTATCATGTGCGGTACTGAGTTCTGGTCCATATCGGCCAATGCACTCATCATCAATCCGAACCTGCACTTCTTTAAACTCATGCGCCCGGCACTCATCGGAGAAATGGCGCGCAAGCTGAATATAACGGAAGACCAAGTTAAAGACGCCCTCAGTAAAGGAGAGCAACTAATCAATAATAACCCCACAAACAACTAACATTATGGCAACATTATTTTTCCTTATCGTCATCTTAGCCGTCGTGATGATTGTCGTCGGCTTAGTGTACACCAACAACATCTACACCACCTTGACGGACGGTCTTGAATCTCTGCACAAGTGGTTCTTCAAAACGAACGAGAACATCGAGGCTCTTAGTAAGCAGATTACCGGCTTGTGCAGCTACGTCGAACTTCTCGAGAAAGAGTTGACGGACATAAAATCATCGGTTGCATATCTGGAGTTGCAGAAAACTATCGCAAATGCAGCGCAACAACATCCACTACCAACCGAAGAAGGCAGTGAAGCGGAACCTGGTGTTAACATTGCGGCCGCTCCTGAGCGATTGAATTACGGTACGATGAGTCCGGAAGTAAAGAAGACCTGTGAAGACTATATCGTATTGGAGTACGGCCGCCTGTCTCAGCGCGAAATGGCAAAGTGGCTCGGCGTGTCTCGCTCTGTGGTGCGCACGTTCATCAAGCACCTCGTTAAAGAGGGCCGTATCAACCCCGAGCAAAAAGGTGGAACTAAAGAAGAATAATCGATCACACCAATGAAACGCAATCTCTTAGCCATAATGTTAGTATTAGTGTGCATCGCGGCTAGCTTCCTGCTCGGTCGGTGCACAGGCGAAAGCGTTGCACCACCGGCAGAGCCGGTTGTTATACACGATACTATATCGCTAACCGATTCGACAGATATCGCTGCGCATACCAAGCCGAAGTATGTAACTCGAACCGACACATTATGGCTTCCGAGACCCGAGACCCCTTGTGATAGCACAGATTCCGTATGTGACGGCAGAGTAACGGACAGCATTCCGGTAGAGATACCCATTATGGCATATGAGTACCGCGACACGTTTGCAACGGACAGTAGCCGCATCGAGCTTGGAGTGCAGTTTAGCGGATATAAAGCTAAGATAGACAGTATCGAACTGCAGTATGAGTTTTCTGTGCAGCCGAGGACGATCGTTAAGAAACGCGGCTGGGGACAATTCGTCGGAGTAGGTATCGGAGCCGGTTATGGAGTGAGCGTAGTAGGTAATACGCCGCACGCAGCTCCGCAAATAGGCATAACTATCGTATATGGTTTTGGCTATCATTGGTAAGATTTGACAATAAAACGAACGAAAGAGCAGATTTTGTAAGAATCCTGCAAAAACGAGTATTAAATCATCTACAAAATAGTGTTTAGTATGAAAGACCTGGTTAAATCATGGAAGTTCTGGCTCGCAGTAGCCGTAATTGCAGCGCTGATTATCGCGGCCGTAGTATGTCACCTCGTACAACCGAAAGTGACGTATGCTTGGCTGGAGATCGTCGCAGTATTCACGTTCATCATCGGAGGCTTAGTGTTCGGTCCTCTTGGTTATTACTTCGGAGACCGGAAACATTACGTCACCGGCAAATAACGAAAAGCTATGAGCCGAGTTGAACTAGTTAAACAAGTAGAGCGCTACTTTAGTTTGCGCGAGCTGATTGACGAGCCGACCTATAAGAAGTACGGCGCTTTCGCCTGGAACTTCTTTGACACGAGGTTGCTGGAGGTATTATTTGCGCTGCGTAACGATATCATCAAGAAGCCGATGACCGTCAACACATGGATGACCGGAGGTAAGTTCGACGAGCGCGGCTTGCGCACGAACCTGAGTTCGATGATCCAGGCGAAGACGAAAGAGAATAAGTTATCCATGTCGGCGCACAGTACCGGCAAAGGTGTGGACTTTGACGCAAAGGGCATGACGGCCGCAGAAGTACGCATGCTTATCCAGCAGAAAGCGCACATGCTTCCTCATCCTATTCGTCTCGAAGACGCCGTGAATTGGGTACACATAGACGTGTACAACGACGGCGCTAAATCGCAGGTAGTACTCTTCAAAGTGTAGGCTGATATGAAACCTTTGTGTGTGCTAGGCATAGTAGATAACGAGAAAGGGAAAGAGATAGCTCGCGAGATGCTATCCTGGTTGTGCGAGTATTACGAAGTAGAGTGCGTCTATCACGACGGCTCTAAGTTCGAGCAACCGGCCCTGCGTCGTATGCAAGAGCTTTGCATCGAGAAGAAAAGACCGTGTCTCTACCTACACACCAAAGGAGCTTACAACCGGTCAGCGCTCTCGAGTAACGTGCGCGAAATGTGGAAACATGAGTTCACATTCAATCAAGCACTTTACTTCGCACTCGTCAGCAAGCCGTATTCCGCAGTAGCTTGCCCATTTGCCGGAAGTGACAAAACAACCTGGTACAACGGCTTCGTAGCCAACTGGCAGGCAATGGCAGAGATACCGCCAATCATGCCGAGTGAGAATCGTAAGAAATACGAGCGCTTATTCAGAGGTTCTAAGGTACAGGTATTCGGAACAATCCGTAATGACTTGCACCGCAACCCCGAGACATGCGGCCATATAGACGAGAAAGCTATGGAAGCATGGAACTTAATTCGTAAAAAGTAAGTTATGGATATTCTATATGTAATAGGGACAGGAAGTAAATGGGCAAACAACGAGATACGTTACTCGCTTCGCTCTGTTGCCAAGTTCGGAACGAACGTCGGCCGCATATTCGTATGCGGAGCAAATCCTAGAATACTCTCCGACGAAGTTATCTTTGTGCCGTGCGACGATCCGTATGACCATTGTGCGCACAAGAATATCATGCACAAGATAGATTACGTCATTAAAAACACCGATATCTCGGATGAGTTCTTACTGTCGAGCGACGACCACTTCTTCGTTAAGCCGGTTGACTTCGACAAGTACCCTATTTATGCTAAAGGCATCATGCCGGCGCGGAGTAAAGATAAATCGCCGTACCAACTATCATTGGTAGAAACGCGCAAGTTACTCATAGACGCCGGACTGCCTACGCTCTTGACCAACCCTCACTGCGACACACACATCAGTCGCGACGTGTGGCAACAGACGGCAGCTTTGCGCGTGGCCGCAATGTCATTGCCACACGGAGGGGAGGTCAATTGTATCATCGGTAATACCATGATAGAGAACGGCGCCAAGCCGGAATTGTACAGAGACGTCAAAATAGGAACTTTCTCCGGAAGAGCGGAACTGCTTGAGCAGATAGGCGACTCGCATTGTTTCTCTATCTATGATTCGGCTATTCATGCCGGCATTGAAGAATACCTGTTGAGTCTCTTCCCGGAGCCGTCCAAGTATGAGAGAGTATCTGCCGCTCAGATTGAGCGCAAGCAGAAAAACGCGCTGCGGCGAGTAGAGTACCAGGTCCGCAAAGGCAATGCTCTCGTCACAAGATATAAATATATTTAATACGATATCGCTATATGCAACGCACATCACCGTTTATTAACCCCTGGAACAGAGCTTTCGTAGCACTTAAGAATCTTCTTCCTAGCCGAACCGGTGCCACTCCTATCTCGCGCTCGGCCATTGAGAGGATTCAAGAGCACGTGACTTTGCTTGATTCGTGCAGAACAATGTACGATTCGCGCGCTCTTTTCCGGCAAGACCGCGAGATAAATCGCAAATACTACTTCAATGACCAATTTTGCGAGCTGATTCCGGATCCGGACAATCCGTCCTCTATGATAAGCGAAAAGGACTACCTGATACGTCAGGGTATGATTCCGCTTTCTATCAACCTTATCCGCGTAAATAACAAGGCCATTGAGGGATTGTTCACGCAAGACAAAATGGATCCGCTTGTTAAGTCGCGCATACGTGAGGAGCAGAAGATAGGCGAGATGATGACGATGGTAATGAAGTATATCTATCAGTCGCAGAACCTCTACGGCGTGTGCGCTCGAGGTTACGAGGAGTTCCTCATCTCTTCCTTGCCTGCCTTCCGTACCGGATACCGTTGGGACGAGAATCGCAAAGAGAAAGACGTGTTTGTAGAGCGCTGCGATATCAACCGTATGTTCTGGGACGACAATATCGGCACATCGGAGCAATACTTCAGCAACGTATCTACTATCGGATATCTACACGATATGACCATGTCAGATGTGCTGAAATTCTTCTCGCATTCTCCGGCTGACTCGGACAAGATACAACAGGCGTATTCCGAGTGTAGAGACAAATACCCTGTGCAGCAATACCAGCAGCACCAACCGAACGAGGTCATGGGTATTAGCTTCTACACACCGAAAGAGACGCACAAGTGCCGCGTTATCGAAGTGTGGACTAAGGAGAGCCACGAAGTATGGGCCTGCCATGACCTGTCCACCGGAGAAGCTTACACCCTGCCTTGCACAAGCAACGCACGCGCAGAGATAGAAGCCGTAAACGCAAAGCGCAAAGAGCAGATGTTAGCGGCCGGAGGTAATCCGGACCAATCGCCGCTGATTGAGTATGAGTACCGCGTAGATACCGATTGGGTAGTACGTTACCTCACTCCTAACGGATATCTGCTCCGGCAGGAGATACCCGAATACCTGCACGGCTCGCATCCTTTCGTTATCGGAGCTTTCCCACTCGTTGACGGCCAGGTATGCAGCGCTGTGAAAGACCAACGCAACGCACAACGTATGGTCAACCGGACGTTCATCCGGTCCGAGTTCATGGAGATGAACCGCGCCAAAGGCTTCAAGTGGGTAAACAAAATAATCCTGGACCGCTCCGGTCTCACGATAGACCAATTTTCTAATCAGTACTCTTCGGCTAATGGTCTGGCCGCGCTCGAAGTACATGAGGGAGAAGAGAAGATCGTAATGGGTCCGACGGATGTCAACAATGGCTATAGCGCTGAGGCTGATATGAATAAGATTCGCTTCTTCGCTGACGTCATGGACCGCGTCTCCGGTACTCCCGGTTCCGTTCGCGGAGAGAGACCGACGTCCGGCACACCGTCTTCGCTATATGCCCAACAGACGCAGAACGCCAATAACAACCTGGCCGACCCCCTGGAGTGGTATAACGGACTTATTCAGGTGCTCGATTTCAAAGTAATGATGCTCATCCTGCAGTACTATGATAAAGAGCGCTACTTGCGCATAGTTGGCGACGACTATGTGAAGGAGATTGATTATATCATCGACTCCGACCAACGCGATATCTTATGCGATGTAGCTCTTATCAAGTCTCCGTCCAATGGCGTAGCTCGTGCAGAGACCGAGAGTATGTTGATCAACATGCTCAACGCCGGCGCTATCACTCCGGAAGACTACCTCGATACGACCTCTACGCATGGTGCAGACAAACTGCTTGAGAAGATTGAAGCACGCAAGAAGGAGCAAGAAGAAGCTCTGCGGAATCAACAACTCAACGGAGGAGCACCTACAGTTCCCGGCACACCGGCAGCGCCTGCCGTACCAGGTGGCGCTCCGGCAACTCCGGTTCAATAATCACAAACACAACAACGAACACCGGATATGAATCTATTAGATAAAAACATACTGCACCTGTGGTATCCTATAGCCGACGTGCAGAAAGAGATATCGATGCGCACGGCGTATCTCGGCAAGCACCGCAGTAGCGAATCATCGCCGCACCTGCTCGACCTTATTCACTTGACTAATGACGAACAGAAACTCTTCCTATCGTACGCACAGAACGCAATGGCCGACGTGCATGACTTAATCGGCAAGTATGCGCTGCGGCTTAGCGTTCAGTCGTACCGGTGGAACGAGGGAGTAGCTACGGTAGCTATACCTACTGCGCCCGTGCTGCATCCTGTTGACGTAGAGAAGACGATCCTTACCGCGCCAACCGGTTTTGTGTCCGGTTGTATACTATTCAATATACCGGAGCACTATGCCGCTAAATATACTCCATACATAGCGCTGCGGCTTACCATTAACACGAAATTCCAATTCAAAGGAACAGATATCGATATTTCTGGAACGCCAATCGAGCTTTTTAGAACACTCGAGGCTAAACTCGACACCGACACGGGTAAGTATCGCGTCGATTTCGAGACGACGGTAGAGTTGGAAGGACCGACTGACAACATGACGGCCACCACTATCGAGAGCGTAGAAGCCGATATCATTGAAGCAAAGGAAGTAATATCGACTCCGGCGCCCATAGAAGATAATTCCTGGATCACGTACGACGGCAAGAACTTTATCAATTCCGGCATGACGACCGATAAGGACTTCGTAGAGTGGTATGAGTCTATCTATTCGCTGCAGCAGCTTCCGGAGGACAAGAAGAAACAGATACGTATCAATCCGTACTATCAATACTCGCACCCTCTCAACATAGTCCTAGCTCCGGAGGTTGTGCAGGGCGCTTTTGAGGAACAGAAGAAAGACATGCGCCAATCTATCCACTACACGATAGAGTTTCCGCCGTACCTTTCGCCGAATTATATCGAACCAATGGATGTAGCTTTGAGAGAAGCTCTTGTGTGCCATATTATCTCCCATTGGCTCGAAACGGCGTACCCTGTCGATAAAGAGCTGGAGCGCTGGAACGTACGTTACGCCGCCGCCGCTAAGTCTGTGCGCGACCGGCTGAACGTGTTCCGGCCGCAAGTAGGAAAAATCACACCACGTTGGATCTAAAAATGTAATCTACAATGGACGGACAATCACAAATGATTGAACTTAAAGGTATCGTTCGTAACCGGACTAAGCTCGGTGTAGAGGACGGCCAATGTGAAGATATTATTAACATGCGCTTCCGCAATGGCGCATGGCGTCCATCCGGAGACGGCAAGTTCGTCTTCGTCATGGGTGCTACTGATGATAGCAAGCCTTATGTGACGGTTGCGTATGCGCAGATATACGTTCACACGAATATCTACCGCCACGTCCTCGGTGTGCGTAATGGTACGCTCTATTGGTTCGCGGAGATAGACAAAGACGGCGAGACGTTCTATCCGATAGACAACACCTCGGACCGCACTTCATGGCCGGCAGATTATCAATCACTCCCGACCGCTCCTGTGGCACTTACTACTGTAACCGGCGACGTCTGGATTACGCAAACCGGTCACTTGCTGACTATCATTGACGAGAATGATGACTTTGAGCATCTTGTGTTCAAGACTGGCGATAAGAAATACAAATCGGTATTTGTAGATGCCAATGGAAAAGCTTCTAATCGAACTTTATTCCCCTTCGGACAAGTACATTTGAATCTGTATTGCCCAGGAGATGATGCGCACAAGGTTGACCCATTCCCTGACGGATCTCCGCAATACTCAATAGCTTATCAAGCGACTGACGTATGTGCCAATGCGGCAAAGAAAAAGAATTTACTTACGCAACATCTACTTGCTGTTGTAGCCTTTGAAATGTACGACGGAAGTTATGCCTATGCTTGTAACCCCGTTCATTTATGTCCGCGCGAAGGTATTAGTTATATATGCGAGACAAAGAAGAGATTAGACCGTATTGTTGCGGCATACACCGACGAAGATATATATCAACTCGTTGTGGATATAAGCAATCCAACGCCAGGCCTTCCCCCAACAGGACCTTCTTCTGACAACCCAAGTGCGTTTCAATATGTGGACGTTACCCTAAGAAAAGATGACGGAGAATTAACCGGTGTAGATAGTGATAACGTTCAGCTGGTTTCTAATGAAATAAGACCATGGGTTGATGTTGCGCATAGCGGAAAGGTCTTTGGGTCAGACCTTGTTCTTAGTATAGATAAAAGTATCATCGATAATTTTGATGAAACTATTTTCAACTCTATTTGCATCTTCATTACAACTGAATCAAATGTATATCCGACCGTGTCTAGTAGAGATGACTTCAATAATAGAAAAGAACAGTTTGATTACAAAGGAGAAGAGAAAATGACTCTCTACCGAACGTACTTTAACGAGTACGAGAACGGCGTATTTGTTAGGACAACGGGAGGTGGCGCAGGAAAAGATCTTTATTCTCCATTTATAATGTCAAGCGGAGAATTTTACAGAAAGAAAAAAGATATCATCTACGACCTCCTACACTCTCCTTTCTATCTATTGAGAAAATACAAGAAGGAAGAATTGTATGAGCTATTAGAAAATCCCGTCGTCAAGTTAGACGGAACGGAATATGAAGGCGTCCTACTTACGGAGAATCTCGTGCAAAGAGAGCAACTTTCTATTGAAGCGACTTCACGCACTACATATCTTCCTAAGGTATCGTATATGTACAACGGCCGATTGCATATTGCCAATTACAAGTCCTATCCGTTCTTCGGCTACCCGTTAGACCTTTTCCACTTGCACAATCACTCAGTTAAAGTAGAAGACGGCAAGTGGTTCCCGAATGACACTACACAGAAAGTGCTCCGTAACCTTACCGGCAATAGTGACGATATTATACAATTCCCGAAAGCACAAAAGGCAATAACGAATATACCAGATTTGGTCAATGCCGGTGCACCGTACTTCCTTGTGCAAGTGCATATTGATTCCGAACAGGGAGAGCAAGTCGTATGTAGATATATTCCGGCATACAATCCGAGCACGCCAGAGGAGGGACGTGCGGACTTCATCGAGGATCTTAATGCCCTGCTCACATTCCCGGATGTACGCGCTAACAAAATGGAGATATTTTACGTATCTAGCTACTCGTCCGGCAATGTGTATATAAAGCACAAGGCTTTCGACCTCAAGCCGCATCCATATATGAATATGGCATACTATATCGATCCGGACCTCAAGCCAATCAAATTGGCCGATTTTGACGATTACGAACAAGAATAATTGCTACTATGTCAGCGACTGCATTAACTATAGCACAATGGAAGGCATTAACAACCATGCAGAATGCCGAGGAATACTACCCGAACGGACTGAAAGTGTCCAAGACGGATAACCCGATGTACTTTCCTGTAGAGTACACCTACCAGGTTGGCTCTGCGGAGATTCTTGCGCTCATGTCAAATACAATCGCCGTCGGTACAGGACAGACCGGTGCAGCGCCGTTGTACGTCTTCTGTAAGGACGGCGTGTATGCACTCTTCGTAGATGCTTCCGGAGAAATGGTATATACCAATGCGCGAGTAATTGCACGCGACGTATGCAATAACGCGCGAAGCGTTACACCAACGGACGCCGGTGTCGTATTCACAACCGATAGAGGACTGATGATGATAGCCGGAGAGCAAGTAGAGGAAATTGGCGAACCGGCCGAGGGAGACGTATTGAGGTATATCGACGACGCTGCGGCTACCGGAGTATTCACACCGCGCAATATAGTGAAGCGCCTACTGAACGTAGTTGCAGAGCTTCCGTTATCGCTTAACGACGGAGTGGACTTCCTGACGTACATAAAAGGCTGCATCGTCAATTACAATCATAATCTGCGCGAGCTGATCATCAGCAACCCTAACTACAGCTACTCCTACATTCTCGACGCCGGCAATAATTGGAAGCGCTACTCAAACTCTGCGGAGCAGTACGTGAATAACTTCCCGACGTCATATCGCGTACGTGCCGGACGCTGGTATAAGGTGGACCAGGAAGAAGAGCACCTCGACGAAGCAGACAACAAAGTATTCGTCCTGTCGAATATCATAAAGCTAGGCACCATAGGCTTCAAGCAAGCGTACAGATTTGTAACGCGTGGCTACTTCGAGACGATGCCACGACCTATAGGAACAGGTGTGTTCAGCGGACATAATGTATATTACGAGAGCGATGATTTTGCGAACTATGAGATAGGCGATGAATTGAATTCGTTTTATTTCTCTTTCGGACAAAACGGCTTCGCAATATACAAAACTGCCGTTAGCGACGCGTACGCCAGCAATGTCCGTATATTCGACAGTGAGACCAAGCAGGATATAACGGACGCATTGGCATCCCAATTTACGCCTGGTGGGAAATACTTAATGAATGAAAAGTTGACAATCTCCGGCATGCCTATGCGCTTAGGTTGCTACGTCTTCGGCTCGCACGACGGACGCCAATGGGAACTGCTCGGAGGTAACGAAAGGACCGGCACATTTACGGACCTCGGATGCACAGTACACCGAACGGACGTAAAGTTCTATCGCTTCGCTATTGCCGGTCAATTATTGGCCAAGAGCCGCCTGGATTTCCTGGAAATGTCGGCTACAGGCACTCGTTTAGGTGGAAAAATAAGGTAATACGCGATTTTCTTCCTCGAAAATTTGGTAGTTCGAGAAAAAAGTCGTACCTTTGCACCGGAATTGAACATCTAACATTTGTCAGATGTGGTAGTCCGCTTAGATTAAGTTCTTGGCGGACTATTTCGTATATAGACGGTTGCTATGATCCATGAGTATATACTTCGGTGCCGGCACGGAGTTGCATTTCACTCCGGAGCGTGCATATTTCACAACCTGGTTCGTTATTCTCCGGCCCTCATCATGCCACTCAAACGAAGCATAATGCCGCGCATTGACGCTACTCGGCATGTGACCTAACATACGGTCAACCTGGAAATCACTTGCGCCGGTCTTCATGGCATACGTACTCCAGGTGTAACGACTCCAGCCGAGAGTCATCTTCGGATATCCTATCATTACCGCAATGCGGTCGATGCGGTGACGTATGAACGCGTAAAAGCTTTCGAAGTTGATATAGTGTTGCTCGAAGTTAAGCATCAGCGGTCCGTCGGAGTACTTATCAATAATAGCTTGCGCTGCGGCTGGTATGAAGATATGCACCGGATCCGGCTCGCAGCGCTCTATTTTCTTCCTGACAAACACTATCTCCCCATTATGACATTTTGGCATACTCCATAGGTCCACAGGGTTAATGCCGCAGAGATAGAAAGAGAGTAGGAACATGTCGCGCGCTTTCTCGAGTCCGTCGCGGCCCTGTATATCTGAGAAGTCAAGTGCAAGTAGCTTTCGCATGCCGTCAATAGGAAGATACTCTTTTTCTTTGAGGACGCGGTGTATCTTGTAGCCGTCATCTCCGTAGAACGGATTTAGGTCTCGAGAGAGTTCTTTGCGCTTGCTCGCGTCATTCCATATCGTACGTATATTCGTCATGTGTATAGCTCTGGTGTTAATCTTCATGCCCTGGCGCTCCATCCACCGGTCCAGGCTCTTAAGAAAGTTGTAGTCGATATCGGTCATGTAGATGTTGTCAATACCTATACGGTGCTCGCGAGCGAACTGCATGACGACGCGCTCCGTGTAATAGAAAGAGTCTGCCGTCTTCTGCTTAGCGCACCCCTCCGCGTACGTGTGCAGCCTGGTATTGAAGCAGCTATCCCCGGTGTCGAGTAAATCTCCATGCTCGATATAGGAAAGCACGTCCTTTGCTTTCATGGAGCGCAGCCGGCGCGACCGGTCAAGTTCAAGCGTCTTCTGCCGGTACTCGAAGATAAGCTGCTCCAGGTACTCGTTATTGGCGCGAGCGTTAGGAGCATTCTTCCGGAGTCGCTCATAATCGGCGTCCCAATAATGCTCGCTCAGATAGATACCGGTGGATCTGGCCGCGTTGGTGCCGTTGTGCGTGATGCGTACCTTTAGCGGATATCCGTCCTGAGAAGCGTGACGCGTGTCAAGAAATAGTGAAATCTTTGCCATAATATTCTATTTTTTCGTTTTGTCGTTATCCTTTGCGCGCGCAGGTGTGTGCGCACTTATATATAAAGGTGTTCTGTTGCTATGTTTTTGCTATGTTTTGATATTTTTTACTTGCGGTATATTTGTGGTATATTTGCGGTAACTTTCGCCATATCAGTCAGTTACAGAAACATAGCAAAAACATAGCAACAAGCATAAAATCGCAACAAAAAAGGCACGCACCACGTTTGTGGTGTATGCCTAAGTGCTTAATTTTCAATAAGTTACGTTGTGTGTCCCCCGAGGGGCTCGAACCCTCGACCCACTGATTAAGAGTCAATGGAAATAGCATTGATATACTGCGAGTTACGCAGAAAAAACGATTTGTTGCTATGTTTTTGCTATGTTTCATTTGACTTCCTTTATATTACTATTAGTAATAGTATCTATCTTACTACTTAATATATCTATTCTATTTATAATGGCGCGCGTGTCCGCGTGCGTGAGGTCTCCACGGCCCATTAGAAGCCAATCTGCAGAGACGTCCGGACAGAGACGAAGCAACGCGAGCACGACATCTAAATTGAGTTTATAGACGCCGTTTAACTGCTTCGAGATAGTCCACTTACCGATGCCTGTCTCCTTAGATAGCTGCTCGTTGGTAATATGCCGGAGCTTCTGTATTTGTTTAATGCGCGTAAGCATACCTTATAACTAATTCATAGATATCGGATGTATATTTATAGGCTATAACGACCAGGACGAAGCACACAACCATAAGAAATGCATACAAATAGTCCTGAGTCTTCTCGCCGGTTATCTTCCAACGATTCCGGAAGTAGCTCCGGATCTGCTCTTTCTTGAATATACCGACATATAATAACTGCAGGTAGAGCAGTCCGTACGCGGCAAACAATATCCACAAGAAGTATTTCATAATCGTATAAGCGGTATTATGCGAGGTGGGCGCTTCGGATCTCTGCTCCCCCTTTTAGTTCGGCGACACGCTCATAGAGTCCGTCAATCTCTCTGCGCTGCCGGCTTATTATTGTCTTCAACTCGTCCACGTCATTCGTATTCCCATATCCGTCTCGCAGTCCGCTCGTGCTCGTCTTCAGCATACTTCCGACGCCACGAAGCAACCACTCGGCCGAGATATCTGCTCTATAGGCCAATAGCGCTTCTATTGCTGCGACACTAATCTTCGATGAACCATTCACTTGATCCAGAAGAGTCCTGTCGCTCATACCATTATTCTTTGCAACTGCAGTAGCACTTATATCCAACTCCTTAAGTGCTTGTTTTACTCGGGATTTTACGTCATTTTCCATAGTCTAAATTATTAAAAGTGTCAAATTTTAAGATTTTGCAGCCACAAACCGCAAAAAATTGCGGTATTTCAGTACTTATTTTTGGAAAATGCATTTTTTCGCCGCGAAAATTTGCGTATGTCGCAAAAAAGCAGTAATTTTGCAGCGGATTTGGTTAATGCATTAACTCTAATGAGTACAAAACAGGCAAACGAAAGCGTTCGTTTACAATTAAAAACCAAGTATTTTAATTCAATTTCGATAATTGGCGCCAACCCTTACGAAATTTGCTGCAAAGATACAAAAAGTTAATGAATTAACCAAATATTTTGACAAAAAAATACAAAAATATTCAAACATCATGGCAAAAACGTTCAATTCCAAAGAATGCCAGCGAGAATTCGACCGATATCGGAAGAAAGTCGCGAGGTTAAACGCCTACATCAACGACGTCATAAAGAAGGTAGGTAATAACGAAGTCTATCTCGACAAGAGTTCCACTATTATTTCCGCACCTGCTTCGGTATGGCCCATAGAAGAGTGCCCTCCCGAGCCGGGTAAAGAGTTCTGCGAGTTCAACGGAATGCCAAGTCTGGAGTTCCGTCAGCGTTATCTATGGCCAGAGTATAGCCAGGACGGTATCACACGTAAAGGAGAATGCGCGGTGATACGTATCGTGTGGATGTACGATTTGGAAGCCGACGAGTGGTACGCGGAATATCGCGGTGACAGCTTCGACTTTGAGAGTGACCTGCGCTACACCAAGAAATGTGTACGGGCCGGCTTGCGCTTCTGGCAGGCTAAGGATCCGGACCGGTTCTTAGAGCAAGATGACGATGAAGAGGAAGGAGGAGAAGCGTGAAACTATACAAATATCGAGTAGTGGCAGATAAATGCCCGCTCAAACGTAAGAACTGTAACGCATGTCGCTATAACAACGGATTCGACTTCGACATGAAGACGTATTGCGGTTATCGAGATAAAGAGTACAAGGAATTTTGGGGCATCACAAAAAAGAAACAGCAATGAAACAACTATTATACATAGACCTATTCTGCGGCGCCGGAGGCACGTCCACTGGAGTAGAACGCGCGAGACTGAACGGAAAGAAATGCGCAAGGGTTATAGCTTGTGTAAACCACGATCCGAACGCAATAAAGTCGCACGCCGCCAACCACCCGAAGACCAAACACTTTACTGAGGATATCCGCACGCTTGACATGAAGCCTTTGCAGTCCATCACGGACCAAGAGCGGACCAAGAATCCTGGTGCAAAGGTTGTGCTATGGGCATCGCTGGAATGCACCAACTTCTCAAAAGCGAAAGGTGGTCAACCGCGAGACGCAGATAGCCGGACACTAGCAGAGCACCTGTTTCGATACATTGACGCGCTGCGGCCGGACTATATTTACATTGAAAACGTGGAGGAGTTCATGTGTTGGGGAGATCTCGACGAGAACGGTAAGCCAATCAGTCGTGACGAGGGAAGACTTTACCTTAAATGGGTCAACAACGTAGAGAAGCGCGGATACAAGTTCGACCACCGTCTTCTAAACGCAGCGGACTACGGAGCACGGACGAGCCGCACACGCTTCTTCGGTATCTTCTCGCGGTTAGACATGCCTATCGTATGGCCGGAACCGACACATTGCAAAGGCGGTCGCGCAGCTGATATGTTCCATACGGCACTCAAGCCGTGGGAGCCGGTGCGTGATGTGCTCGAACTCGACAACGAGGGTAAATCTATCTTCGACCGCAAGAAACCGCTAACGGAGCGCACGCTAGAACGTATCTACGCCGGACTTATTAAGTTCGTGGCTGGTGGAAAGGACGCTTTCCTAGTTAAATACAATTCGTTCAATAGAAGCGGAAAATACGTTGCGCCTAGTATTGACGAGCCGTGCCCTGTAATAGCGACGCAGAATCGTCTCGGCGTGGCAAAGGTGCAGTTCCTGAGTAAACAGTTTAGCGGTGATCCGGAGAGTAAGAACGTGAGCATAGACGAACCGAGCGGAGCGATTACCTGCAAAGACCATCATGCTTTGGTTGGTGCAAGCTTCCTTGATGCGCACTACGGAAATGGCTTTGAGCGCTCGATAGATGAACCTGCGCCAACCATAACAACAAAAGATAGACTTGCATTAGTCACAAGTCGCTTCATGGATATGCAGTACGGCAAGAGCAAGCCGGCAAGTCTGGACGAACCTGCACAAGCGGTTACGGCCGTGCCGAAGATGAAGCTTGTATCAGTAGAGCAGAGTCAGTTCCTTATGAACCCTGCCTATCAGTCCAAAGGTGGCAGTATAGACGACCCGAGTTTTACGCTTGTCGCGCGAATGGATAAGACACCGCCGTACCTCATCACAACCGAGAAAGGCGACATGGCGGTGGTTATCTACAAGACCGACACGGAAGCTATGGTGAGCATTAAGGAGTTCATGGCGATGTACGGAATCGTGGATATTAAGATGCGTATGCTGAATGTCCCGGAACTGAAACGTATCATGGGTTTCGGTACGGACTACACGCTAGTCGGCACGCAGACCGAGCAGAAGAAGTACATCGGTAATGCAGTCGAGGTCCATATGAGCCGGGCGCTATGTGAGGCGTTGGCACAGAGTATAAATGAGTAACAACTTAAAACAACAAGAATATGAGCAAATTTGAAACAGTTAATTTCCAGGTACGTAAGTATTTACAATCAATGAAAGTGGGAGAGCAACGCCGGTTGGCTCACCGCCTTTGTAAATCCAATACAATTAAAAGTACCGCATCTCAGCTTAAGAAGTTAGGTGTAGGAATATGGAAAGTCAAAATCGGCAATACGCTTGAATCACAAATCACACGTATCGCGTAATGGCTAACTACACGAAAGCAATAGCAGTACCATTGTCCGAGCGTCCGTACTGCATCGGCAAAGCGGAGCTGATGGGTTACTTAGGTTGCCCGGATAGTCGCGCGCTCGAGAGAGATTACTTATCTCACGGCCTGCATTGGGACCGGCGCATACATAAGCGCGAGTACTACTTCAAGAGTTCCATAGCGAAGTGGCTTGACGAGCATAGCGACAAATGGACAGAGGGAACGTATATGCGAGAACGGTTAGAGCGCAAGAAAATCTGCTGCAAGCAGTAAAGAAACATGTTCAATTCCAAATCAATACACATCATGACAACAACGTATCATCCGTACTCCGGATCCAGAGAAAAACGCATAGCTACTATTCAGCGAAACAGAATACGCGCTATCGCTACATTAATAATAATGTCGCTCATTGAGTGGACAGTAATATGTTTGCCTTATTACAACATGCAAGTACCATTTTGGCTCATAATGCTTAATGTCTTCTGCGTGATGTGCAACATGCCGCTTATATGGTGGTTGGGTTCACTATATTGCCGGCAGCGCAGACGCGAGAAAGAGATTAACAAACGTACGTACAATATCTAAACGTATGCAGTACGAAGCAATCGGACACGTAGTTGAACTGCAGCCGGTTAGTAGTGGAACTAGCGCGAGAGGACGCGAGTGGCGTAAGCAGACGTTTGTCATAGAGACGACGGAAGCACGTCCGGTAAAAATGGCGTTCGAACTCTTCGGAGATAATATAGAAGAGTATGCAAAGCTAGTTGAACCTCATCCAGATAGCAAACCGGAGATAGTAGTCAAATACGCCGTCGAGTCCTTTGCTTCGAAGACAGGGAAGTACTACACAACCTGTACTGCCTTCTACGTCCGGCTAGCTAATGCTGCGGCTGCAGTAAATGCTCCGGATGTTCCAGAAGCTGAAGTGGAAGAAGTGAACGATCTAAAAACAGTAGATGAGTTGAGACAGTCACTCACTCAGGCATACGGTGTAAACCAAAGGTAGCCGGCAATGCTCGAAGCGTCGAGGATAACTAAGTATGAAAGTAAAGCGCAGGCCTATATGCGTAATATGGAAGTGCTTAGCGCCGGCTAGCAAAGAAAATAATTAACGCGCAATATGAAAGACAATCCTGTAAGGTTACAATTCTTCCGACATTTATTCGGTGCCCGGCAAGATGAAAAGCTAATCCGTCTTGAGAGAAAAGAGGGAATGGCCGGCATCGGCTTATGGTGGTGTCTGCTGGAGTTGCTAGGTCCTGCTACAGATCACAAGCTAAAGTGTGACTACGAGGACCTGGCATACACGCTCCATGTAGAACCGGAGCAGATAAAGAACATAGTCGAGAAATACGGCCTATTCGTTGTAGAGAACGGCTTCTTCTGGAACGAGTCATTCTCCGCTCAGATGAATGAACTAAACGAGAAGTACAAACGACGTGCTGCGGCTGGATCATTAGGAGGAAAGAAAGCTGCGGCTATCCGGCAATTTAATAGCAATGCTATAGCAATGCCAGAGCAACCCTCAAGCAATAAGATAAGAAAAGATAAGAGTAGAGGAGATAAAGAAGAAGAGAATAATATAGACGATACTTCTCCTTCTATCGAAGCAGAGTCTCGTCATATCTCTCCGGCGGAAAAAGACGACGCGACGACGAGAGTTTTTGATAATAGGATAAGTGATAAAAAATTTATTGCGATAGTAACTAAGTATATGCACAAGGGAGCGTGTGTGCCAACGGAAGAAGCCACAGGACTCATTGATATCTTTGAACCGTCATGGAAAACACAAGACGGACGAAGCTTTGCAGGACATGAAGAAGAAGCTACTCAGTTCTGGACCATACCGCGCGACAGAAAATACACGGACCTAGCTCGTCTTAATGCCAAAGAGTGCCGGATGGTTGACGAATTCATGCAGATGATTATGGAGGGAAGAATCTTCGACGCAAAGATTATTAACGCGTACCGGGGAGCCGAGTTCGATGCTGAAAAGCGCATATACGCTCTATATCTCACAAGCAAAGAGATAGCTACATATATGGATAAGAATTGGATAAGTCAATTCGGTCCGGCTTTAATTCGCCACTATGGACCTGGCGTAAATTTAGTATATAAACTATTCTCAGGGAAGGAGCAATAATGGCAGACAAGAATAAAGAATATCATCAACTGCTGCGGCTTGTAGAAGAAATGCGCAGGTTACAAAAGCGCTTCTTTGCGATGAAGCGTGACGATCCGGAAAGAGAGTCCGTCATGAAACAGGCAAAGGAGTATGAGCGTAAGGTGGACGAGATAGTGAAGAAACAACTGTCTCCGGAACTATTCGAATAAGTTATGGCTGACGACCGGATGTTAGTATATAGTAGCGCAGCGCCTGGAGGAGAGTGTCTAGTGTACTGTCCGCGCGGAAAAAAGTGCAAAGCCGGAAGCCACACATGCGTGACTAGCTGTAAGTGGTATCAGGGACTAGCTCCGGAAGACCATGCCGCGTTCATCTGCTCGAGGAAGAAAGTTAAGAACCCTATAACATTCAAATCATTATGGAGAAAAACAAACCTAAAGTAATCAAGCTCCAGGTAGTATCGTTATGCTTTCATGACATGTACGAAATGACCAAGTATCCGCGTTCGTGGTATAAACCCAAACCGGAACTGCCAATCGGCACAGAGCTAGAAGTAAAAGACGTGTTCAATAACTTCTACGGAGAATTCTATCGCTGCGCGGCTCCGAGCTTTATCGACACGAAGCGCTACAGTAACGCGACGTACGACATACCTGTATATAATGCAGTAGAACTATGACGAAGAAAGAACAGACGGTATATAATGCAATACAAGCTATCATAGCTCGTCGGAAAGCAGCTCATAGGTTTCCGGAGTGCGCGCTGCGGCGTGAGTTGATAGACGAACTCCGGGGAATACTGCCATTCCACGAACTCACGAAGATAACGATGGACCTCGTCCGGTTAGGTAAGATAAGCTACCGGCCGACTAAAGACGATCAGTCATACTATCTGACGTGATATCGAGATAATCAACATCTGACAACATTAAATTCAATTCCAATTATGAAACCAGACGGGACACCAACAGTAGATGAAATCATGGCGCAAGTCGAAACACTGCAGTCATGGGAGAAAGCGGAGCTTGTTCAACGGATAGAGAAATCCGACACAGATGCCATAGAGCGGTATGTGAAAGGACTAACCGCGAGACAACTGAGAGAGTTAACGGATTGTAGAGTATATGACGACACGCATGATATCTGGGATGATATAGACTATAGAGACGTGCTCGACCACTTTGACCTGGACGGAATTCTTGAGCGTTGTGATCCATACAGAGTGCTCAAGTGCCTAGATGATAAAGATATACTCGCCTACGTTAAAAACAATTTGCTATGAAAAAGAAAAGGACCTATAACGAATGGGCTAACGAAGAAAGAGAGTATTACTTTCGCCACCGCGATAGAGTAAAAGGGAATATACGCACGTCCTTCTTCTGCCGGCAAGAAGCGCTTGAACACTCGCTAGCTAATGCAAAGACTATCGCCAAGTGCTGGCGAAAAGCAGCTCTCCGGCATACTAAGATACACATCCGTCGAGGATATATAGTGACGGCCAATGTGAGTAACATACACGACATGATTCGTTTCTTCGACTTCGCTAAGAGAGTTAACGAGACGCGACGAATCAACAAAACCTCAAAAGAAACAATAATTGAACTTCAAAAATATAAATACAATAGGACTTATGGAAAATAAAGATGCTACACTTGATTGCACAGAGACAATCAACTTTCTAAAGAGAACTATCAAGCTCGCAAAGACAGAACGAATTATATGGATCTGTTGTGCAGCTATGAATGCGGCGTTTATGACGTATGATATATTCATCGGAAGATACGTTGCGGCTATTTTGACATTCACAATAGTATGCCTGTGCTTGCTATTGGCGGTGTATTGCAAAAACCAAATACAAAACGTCAATCTCCTCATCGACGACGTGAAGCTGATTAACTACATGCTCAGAACGTCCAAGTACTTCTCACTCCGCAACGATATGGTTAGAGAGTCGCTTAAATATGATGAAAACAACATGGTTAGCAAAGACACCGTAGAAGAAGTGCTCAAGAAGGTAGATACCTGGTGCTTTGAACAAATAACGGCAATACGAGATGAACAAGAAGAAGGGACTGATAAAGCCGAAGCTTAAAGGCTTTGGACGTGTAATCCTCGTCTATAAAAACCTGGAGGACGCCAAAAAAGCGGCGAAATATATACGAGTATGCGTAGTTAGAGATAGCGATATACATATCCGGCGCAATGCGAGAGTGGTAATAAAAGCACGCACTGTCTTCGACGCCATACGTTTGTATATGCATAATAGAGCACTTCATTTTCGAACAATCTATAATAACTATAAAAGATGACAAAAGTAAAGAAATTTTTCCGCAAGGCATTATTTGCTGATTTAGACGGAACTATCATCAAAACAAAGAGTGGCAATAATCTTCCTGTAGATAAAGACGATTGGGAGCTGCGGCCTAACATTATAAGCGCTATAAAGAGCTATGGTCCGGAGTATCTATTCATCGTTACCAACCAGGGAGGAATAGAGCGCGGTATAATAACACAAGCGGACTTTGAAGAGAAGCTTGAGCGCATTATAGCTCTACTGAGAAGCTTATTCCGCGATGAGATAACCGTGAAAGCATACTATTGCCAATACAACAATAGTAGTAATCCTTTCCGGAAGCCTAATACCGGCATGATAGACTTCTTCAAAGAGAAATACGATGTCAAAAACTATCAGTCCATGATGATCGGCGACGCTTCCGGCAAGCCTGGTGACTTCTCCGACTCGGACCGCAAGTGTGCAGAGAATGCCGGTATAATGTACCTGGACGTCGAAGATTTTGAGAAGAAATATAGTACGATTTATATTAAATAGCAAGAATTATGATACCAAAACACGGAGTGGCTACACTAGCCGAGACAGTAGCGCTGATGAATAGTACAGACTATCAAGAGCGCTTGAAAGCAGAGTACTATCAATTACGGATTCGTTATGAGGGATTAATTAACATGATTCTAACCGTTCGGAAAGGAACTAACAAATTCCCCGTAACTGCTCCGCTCGAGTTGTATGAAGCGCAAGCCAATACTATGGCTTCGTATCTTAAGATCCTGGAGTTAAGAGCCACAAATGATAAGATTGAGCTATGAGAAAGATTATGTTCCAAGAGAAGTTCGGCCTTGAAAGTGCCGTCTTCGAAAGAAGCAAGACCATGACACGCCGCGTTGCTCGTTATCGCGGTAAACAAGAAGTGTGCTATTACCGTTGGCCAGCAGGTAAGGTTGTCGGCGATGGTCAGTATCTATTCATTGAGTGCCTAGATGCAGACGAGAGGAGTTTTGAGCCGGAGCAGTACATCCGCTCGCAGTACCATGTCGGCGAGATTGTCGCTATCGCACAGCCCTACAAGGACATCCACCAATACGGGACAGTCCCAACATGGGTGCCAAGTCCGAAGGACCCGACCGGCTTCGTCATGTGGGACGAAAGCGCAGGGTACAACAACAAATTGTATGTCTGCGCCGACTTCATGCCGCACCATATCAAGATCACCGGCATCAAGGCGGAATTCATGCAAGACATCAGCGAGGAAGACGCGATGAAGGAAGGCATCATCCGTGTCGATGAGACATCCCGCGTCATGGGTTGCAAGCCGTACTATACCTATTACGGCAGTAAGTTCCACGGAGAGACTGCAAAAGCTGCGTTTATATCTCTTATAGACAAATTGCGCAAGAAACCAAAGACGAATATAAATGGTCGCGAGATACCATGCGAGCCATATAATCCGATTGTATTCGTGTATGAGTTTGAATTTGTGGACTAACAACCTGAAGTAATAAAATATGAAAGGAGAGCAGTATGGAGATTCAAGTTTCAAAAGAGGACTACGAGTTCTTGAAAGACTTGCAGCATGAGTTGCTGACCCAAGCAGACGATGGACAGGCTGACCCTATCTATTGGGGAGTTGAGGAGATCCGCGATAAAGGTCTCAATGAAATGCAAATCTTTATTGACGATTCAAGATTCACGCTGGACGAGATCAATGAGCGCATAGAAACGTGGCTTGACGAGGAACAGAACGATGCAGCACGTGATGAATACGAGTTGACCGACCAAGATGATGCTGACCAATTAGCAGAGTTCTATAACAGATGGATGTCGTATAACCATTCAACGGCTTATCCTGTCGAAGTAAAAGAAGAGTATTTCATTAGCAAAGATACAGGAGCGTTCCTTACTAAACGTGCTTGCAAGGAGTATATTGAGAGGTTCGGCTATAATCATAGCAACCCTCATACTTATGCTATGACGGCTTATAGGAACTTCGAGTACGCAAGACTGCTAAAGATATTAAAGACAATTAAGTTTTAAAAGGAGAGCAGTATGTGGCATAAACCAGAAGAAAAGCAACCAGAGGGATATATGGGATTAGTCCTGTATCGTAGAGACCGTAACAAGTTTTATGAAGGCAATTGGGAAGAAGGAATTGATATGGTTATTCTCGATGGCACTTTCCCTGTTTCACTTAAAAACTTTGATGCTTGGTGTTATCGTAGAGATCTATTCCTAAAGTCTAACTTAGGCGAGATTGTGCACGGATTATAAAAAAGAGACTGAATATGGAACAGAGACGACTAATTTTATTCAAGGGCAAAACTATCAGCGACAAGTGGGTTGAGGGTGCGTATTTCACGATGCACCACAACGACGAGAGAACCCACGCACACCATTTCATCATCCCCGAAGACACACCGATCCCAAAAAACAAGAAGATTGGTGACATCCAAGTCGAGGTCATTGCCGCTTCGGTTGGGCAGTTTACCAATAGGCTCGACAAAAACGGCGTAAAGATATTCGAGGGCGACCTTGTGAAAGTCTATATCCCGGAGTATTGGGGTAAGGACGGCTTTTTCGCGGAGACCGAGCCGCAAGAGTACATCGGTGAGGTCAAATGGAATAAGCATAGCCTTCGGTACGAGGTACGCTTCCACATGGACGGTTCAGGTATCATCGGCACGGAGTTCGGATGGAGCAGCACCGATTTTGAGGTTGTAGGCAATATATTCGACACCCCCGAACTTGTAACGAAAGTTCGCCCTAAATTATTCTACTAAGAAAGGAGGACCGATATGAGCCAAGTATGCTTAAACTTGCAATGTTTTGCAAACCACCACGGAGAGTGTCTCGGAGATAAAGAATTCGCAAAATAGTTAAACCAATGTACAGATACAGAAGATGAGGAAGATATATGGTAAGAATTCCCCCAAGAGTCCGTAGGATTGTCTATAGCAAGTTCAACGGTCGTTGTGCGTATTGTGGGCGTCCGATTGAGTTCAAAGACATGCAAGTTGACCATATCAAGCCTGCCTTTCATAGCTGGTCAGACGAAGACAGAGAGCGCTGGGCAAAAGGGCACTACGGCGACGATAGTCTTGAGAACTATAACCCTGCCTGCCGTCCGTGCAACTTCCGAAAAGGTACGCTCAGCATCGAGGGTTTTCGCGAGGCGTTGGAGCACCAATTGGTTTGCCTTGAACGCGACTTCACCTATCGCATGGCTAAACGCTACGGCTTAGTCGAAGAGCATCCGCACAATGTTATATTTTATTTTGAAAGAATTAACAAGATCGAGATATGAAGACAAAACTACTAAAGAAGCTCCGGAAAGAAGCGGATATGTATTTTAAGGTTGTTAGAATAAAGCTAGATCCAGGAACAACAAGAAATGTCGGTATCGTTGTATTTGGAGAACAAAACAAAACCGATTGGTTCAGCTGCAGAGCGGCCGATACTAATCCTTATCGAGAAGAAGAAGTTGTAGCAGAAATAGAAAGAATACTTTATGCTAAAAAAAGAGAGTATATTTTACGTAAAGTAGCATCTATGAAACTATACATTTCCATGAAGAGCAAAGAGGAGATGTGTAACTCTATATTACATAGATTAAATAATAACAAATTAAAATTTTAGTATTATGAATTATTATGTAGCAAAACTTGAGTATGACCGGATCAGTGGAGAAGACAATCCCGGTCGAGTTCGTGAAACCTATCTTGTAGAAGGTGATACCTGCTCGGAGATAGAAGCGAGAGTAATTGAGCATGTGAAGCCGTATATCTGCGGCCAATGTGAATTACCTTCCATAAAAAAACGCCTGTTCTTTGATGTATTCACAAGTACCGGCGAAAACTTCTACGAGGGCAAGATTGAGATTATTACCGTAGATGGCGAAAAGGAGACACGTAAGGCCGTTAATGTACTCGTCCAGGAGAATGACATCGACGACGCACTTGATGCGCTTAAAAAGCAATTTAGCAGCTACGACTGTGAGATTATCGGCCTAAAGAAGTCGCAGATTATCGACTTCCTTCCGAGTCATCTGCCGGAAAGTAATTTTGCATGATGTAAAGCCGTCTGCAATAGACACCCTGGCCGCTTGGGTAAAGCGGTTAACCACATGGTAGATTGTTAATAAATGGAGTTAATCCATTGGGAGCCGTTAGCTTGTGAAAGTTGACGGTTTTTTTATTGTAAATAACTGCCGAAAATATGTGCACCTCTGCAATCAATTCGCGTTAATTATTGTTATTTTCAGTCAAAAAAATGTGATTTTCGACAATTATTTCAAATTATTAGCAGTAATTTTGCAGCCGGTAAATTATATTACAATAAATTTAGGAATCATATGTTCTTAGGTGCAGCAACACTTATAGGTGCTTTAGGTACCGCAGTATCGGGTATTTCTAGCATCATCAATAACCGGCGTTCTCAGCAAGAAGCAGATAAAGAAGCGGCCAGACAGGAAGCTTTTTATCGTGCAGAAGCTGCACAAAATCCGCTTAGCCGGAGCGATGTTCAATATGTATTAGGAGAGTTGGATCGTCGCGCGCAAAAAGCGACAGACACCGCAAAAGCTACTGCAGCTATTACGGGTGCTACTCCTGAATACACTCTCGCAGTACAGAAACAAAATGCAGAAGCGCGTGGTAATGCTATGGCTCAGATAGCTTCTAATGCTTCGGCGCGTGCAGACCGCTATAACCTTATGGCAGAGTATGCACGTCATCGTAAAGCACAGGAAGACAACCAGCGCCGTCTGGCTCGCAATCAGACATACGCCAATCTTGCAGCAAATGCCGCTAGTGCAGTAGGCTCTATCATGGACGCATACGGTGCTGGTGGATTCAAATCTGCGAAAGCGCCCAAAGCGCCTGCTGCAGCTCCTGCGGCTAAAGCTCCGGACGCCGGAGGTAATCAACGGCAGTTACAACAACCGCCTGTTGGTGTATTCGGCACACAAGAGCATGCCGGAAGACAATACACGATGCAGCCGGACGGCTCTTTCTTAGGTCCTGACGGTTTGAAGTACATGCGTAAGTATTCATTAGAAGGCGGAGTGTCTTTCTCGCCGATGTTTAATTAACGCAGAGGAGGAAAGTATCATGGCAAACGACCACGTACAGAAAGTAAGGCTTAAGAATCATCAAGATCCGTACGACGTCACAAAGGAAGTGACCGTAGAGCCGGAAGAGACGCAGAAAACGACGACTGTAGGCGCTCCTGATGCCGCCACGCAGCAATATATTCAAAAGACGGTAGTAGAGCCGGCTCAACGCGCGTATGGCATAGACCCGAACACCGGAAAGGCAACACCTTTCGAGGTCCTGGGTTATAATCCGGAAGTAGAACGTGCACGCCGGGAAGAGGAGCAACGCATCAACAATATCAAACGTCGTGAGAACGCACTATTCAATGCTATCGCAGTTGTAGGCGATTCTATTACGACGCTTCTCGGCGGTAATGTATGGCAGCGCCAACCGAATAATATCGGCGCTAAGGCGAAAGCTGACAACGACCGGATTATAGCTGAGCAGAAAGCCGAGGATGAAGCGAACCAGGCTAAGCTCCGCAATGCCGGTGTACAATACGCCAACACCGTTAACAAACTCATCCAGGGATATCTGTCAAAGACTTCGACCACAACCAAAACAGGCGGAAGTCGTACCGAGAAAACTCATCACGAGGAGCAGAACGGATATCGCGAGCAGTCTCACGCTCTGAGTAGAGGAGAAGGTAATAGCGGCTCCGGTAGTGGCGGCGGATCCAAGAATAAGAAAGTAGTTAAAGTCGCTCAGATTGACGTCAAAGGTAACATCGTCGGATATCGCTCGATGAACGTACCGGCCAACGAAGCGGACGCTTATTCTCGCATTGTGCAGACTACGCTGCAGCAGAAGTTCGAAAACGGCGAACTGACTAACGAGCTCGATAAGTTGGAGAAAGCCGGCATCTATAATCCGAACGCCAACGACCCGACTAAGCGCTGGAACGCGGACAAAATTCTCACATATGGCCGCTCTTTTAACGAAGCAGCTCTCAAGTCCGAAGTATCGCGCTTATGGACCCTGTCCGATGAGTACGACGGCAAAGAGTTCGAGTGGACACCTTATAGAGGTCCTGGTGCAGCTCCGAGTACGCCTGCCGGCTCATCGGCTAATAATCTTCCTCCGTATCTTCTTAGACCGCTGGATAATAATGCAGACGACAATCTCCCACCTTACATGCGAAAAAAGAAATAATATATGGCTCTCAACGAAAACGTACAATGGTTATACGATAACCTGAAAGGAAAAGGAATTGAATTAGGGACGCCCGAACAATTCAATGACGCGCTCAATTCCGATAAAGAGACGCAAGATTGGGCATATAAAACGGCAACGAACCACGGACTCCAGCTCGGAACTCCGGAGCAGTTCTTATCCGGCATGGGTATTGCCGCATCTCAACCGCAAGACAACCGAGAGCCGGAAGGTACGACTCCGCTCAATCCGAGCGTAGTAGCTCATCCTGCACCCACAACCGAGGAAGAGTATCAACGCGAGTTGGAGCGCCAAGACCTTTATCAAGGTGTGGCTCATCCTATGGACGAGGAAGCTAAAGCCAAACTTCGTATGCAGCAACAGGCGCACGAAATGGCTCAACGCGCCGGACAAATGAGTCAACAACTCGGCCAGCCGGCTCAACCTGCAGTGCAGCAGCCTACCGGTCCTATTGCTGAGAGTCTTCGTCGGATGCAGGAAGAGCGCCAACCAGAGATACGCAAACGCACCATAGCTAACAATATGCTTAGCGAGACTGCGCAGACCCTGGGCGAACTGCAGCGTGCCGACAGAGAGGAGTGGATGAAGCAGGGCGAGAATATGGACGCTGCTCAACGTGGCTTCTTGGCTCAAGCATACCGCATGAATCCTTATCTCGAAGCAGCTAATAGCATTCTGTTTCAGTCCGAAGTACGTATGCAAGACGCTCAACGCCAGAACGGCGCGAGCTTGCGTAATGTAGGTGAGGGCCTATTATCTTTCGCTAAAGACACCGGCAGACACTTACTCACAAAGCTCGAGGGCATGGCTTCGTTCGGTTTCTCAGATTTACGTAACGCCAAGTATCAACGAGACGTATTGAAGAAAGTGGCAGACGCAGATGCTTTCGACAATCCGGAAGCAGTACTTACACCACAAGAGAAAGTCCTGTATGACGCCACTATCACTAATATCGCAGTAGAGATAGCTCGCGAGCACGACACAAGCCGTTGGAGTAAGGCCGGACAAATTACGGCCGACATGATTCCTTTCGTAGAAGATATCATGCTCGGTAATGCACTCTTCAAAGGTTTTGGCGATGCAGGTCGCAAAGCTATCACTAAGGGAGTGGAGCGGCAAGTAAAGAATAGACTTGCTAAATGGATCCTGACAAACGTCGGTGATGTTGCGATGAGCGCAGGCGAGTCCGCCGCTACTGCAGCCATATTGCCGCATACGTATGCCAACATGTACAACAATAATGTACAGGCAGATATGGGTAAGGTAGGCATGGACGGAGACTTCCGCTTAAAGCTTGGCGGTGTACAAGAACAATCGCTCGGCCAATCCTGGGCACAAGCTTACAAGGACGAAGTCAAAGAGCTGTTTACGGAGACCGGTGGTAACTTCCGTCTCGTAGGTCGTGCGCTCGTCGATAACCCTATCGGCAAACGCATACTCAAAACGCCGTTTGGAGAAGTACTCAAGCGCTTCGAGGGAGCACAAGGTGGTGTCGGTAGCCGTTTTGCAAGCATGACGATGTATCATGGTGTAGTTGGCGAGTGGCTGGAGGAACTCGAGGGAGCTATCTATGACGGCAACCTCAAAGACTTCTTCACGGCAGACACACAACTGCCTATGTTGCTTTCGTTCTCTGTTCCGGCAGCTTTCACCGGAGGACTCAACGCCGCACAACATGCGGCCCTCGATGTCAAATACAAGCAGGCCGGCAAGACGATCGACAAACTCATCAATGATTCGTCCTACGACGGACCCGATAAGAACACCCTCAAAGGGCAAATACTTGCCACCTTATACCAGGCTAATACGGAAGACATTCCGTCTGCTATTGGTGCATGTGTGGAACAAGTCTATCCGGAGGAGTACAAAACGCTCATGGAAGGTGCGCCGGAGAAAGGTAATAAAGCTGCGGAACTTGCGTATGCTCTTAAGGAATATCTTGCAGCCGGTACGGTCCTCACTACTTTTGACCCCGATATGCTTGGTGGACAAATAGCTGCAGTCCAGGAACATCGTCAGCAGATGCGACAGCAAGCAGAGGAAAACGCACAGGCCGAAATAAGCAACATTGCACACCAGGACGGTAATATCTACCGAGTCGGTGTTGTCGGTCGTGATGACGTTGCCGGCTACGCTATGTCCGGAGACCTCAATATAGAGACGCAAGAAGATGGTTCGCTCCGCGCTCGCGGTACAGACCTCGTTACGGTTAAGTTCGAGGACGGACACGTAGAGCAACTTCCGGCTAACGAAGTCTCTATTCTCGAAGATCCGGAAAACTCGCAAGAACGCTTACAGGCAGTAACCGAGCATTTGTTCGCTCGCTACGCTAACAACGATATCTTTGCTATTGGAGATAAGGTCCACGTAAAGAAAGACGGAAAAGTCTCGGACGATAGCTCAACCATTACCGCTATCGACGATGACGGCGTACATGTGGAGATGCTAGACGAACTCGGCCAGGTTGAGGACGTGACCATTCCGCATGAGCAAGCGGCAGAGATTCTTGCTATTGACGAGAGCGGAACAGAAGAAGATATTGTCACTTACTCACTCGAGGACGGCTCGCAGCTTCGTCTGCGCCAGGTAAACGAGGGAGTATTCGAGACAATAGCTCCGGACGAGACAGGACGTATTTATACTTTCACATCTGAGGACCTGGCGGAAATGGGAGCTACGCAGACCACCGCTACAGGCGAACCGGTCAGCCAACCGACTAAACCGTCATACCCGACCGACGAAGCCGGTAACCCGGATTGGACACAAATAGACCAGGCACAAGCATCACAGATACTCTATGAGTTATTTGGTAACAACAAGCAGTCCGCGCAGAGTTATGCTGAGGACATGCTCAATGAAGCGAATAAGGTCCAGAAGTCTATCGCAAAGAAGACGTCTCATAATCTCAACATCGCTCAACGTATTCAAGAGGAAGCCGCACTTGCACAAGAGAAAGAAGCTGCTAATGCTGCAATAGCTTATTGGAATAACGTCAAGTTAGCACTCGGCCAAATCAAGACCGACGAGGAGCGCGCCGCAGAGGAAGCGCAGCGCCAGAGCTTATTACAGGCACGTGAGCGCCGTAGCAAGACTGAGGTGGGACATTCGTCCGGTGCTTCTATGGCAGAACGTTACAACGCAGCACAGAAGATAGAAGGCACTGTCGGCACAACTACTTTGCCGGACGGCCGCGAGTTATCCGGACGTTACATGCTCATCTCTCCGGAAGGACTAACACCGAGTCACAACGCCACAGAAAACTTCAAGAAGACAGAAGGCTATCCGGTTACGTCCAATGGTCAGTCTATCAACGATCGTGACTACACCAACGATAAGGAAGAGCAACAGAAGGTGCAGACTATCGCTCAGCGCTTCAATGGTAACGCTATAAAGAACATGCCGATTATCAGCGACGAGGGACTTGTCTATAATGGCAACGGCCGTATCATGGCCGGTCAGTTAGCGGCCGTCAACAATACCGACGCTGCATATACTGAGTCGCTGACCAAGAACGCTGCGCAATTCGGATTCACTCCGGAGCAAGTAGCTTCTATTCCTCATGCTCGCATCGTGTTCCAGCTCGATGAGCGTCTTCCTTACTCCACTCAATCGCTCGCTATCTTCAACGAGCAAGAGACGCAGACGCAGAACAACACCGGTAAAGCTGCCGGTTATGCACGCAAGCTGACGCCACAGGCAATAAGTGAGATACTTGCGGCCGTGGACGGCTTCAATACGATCGACGCTTTCTTCAATGACACGAAAGCGCCACACACGCTTATTAACAATCTTATCAATGCAGGTATCATTGCACAACGGGAAAAGGCCGAGATGGTGGATGGCGAGAAATTGTCTGCTACCGGTAAAGAAAGATTGTCTAACATCCTCTTTGGAACTGTCTTCGACGACGAGACAATCCGTCTCATGGGGGACGATGCAGCGCTCAAGAGTTCTATCTTACGTGCGCTTCCTCAGATACTCGAGAACAAATCGCTCGGCGACTATTCCTTAGAGGGTGATATCAATGACGCTATACGTCTTCTCTATGAAGTGCGTAAAGCGAAAATGCCGTTCCTGTCGTTCGTCAGTCAAACGGAGATATCGGAAGACGGTCAAGTCCATACGGCCGCAGAAAACTACACTCCGTTCCAACTTCTTCTCGCGGAGGAGATGAGCGCCAATGGTATAGATGCTTTCCGTAACGTGCTGACCAAGTACAACGAACAGGCGCGTACCGTTCTCGGTGGCCAAAAAGATATCTTTGGCAACCTCATGTCATTTACTGAACTCAAAAACCTAATTCTCTCATCTTATGGCAAGCAAGCAACAGAACCCGAAGAGCAACCAAGAGGCCGCGAAGCTAACAATCCTTCTGGAAGCGCACCGGCAAGTAATGAACCAGCCGAAGTAACAACACCCGGACAGGCGCAAGCCGACGAGGACTATGAGGAGTTCAAGCAACTCATAGGCGACGGTAACCTGGCGAACCGCACCGACGATCAGTTACGTCGTATCATTGAGTTAGGAGAGGAGTTTACCGATCCGTACGACCTCATGGATATGACCGAGACCGGCTCGTTTGACTTCGCGTCCACGGCCGTCGAGGAGCAAGTAGCCGCAGTCGTTAATGCGATGAACGTAGCTAAGGAGATTCTTGCGGAGCGTGAAAACGTCCAAGAAGATCCTGACGTGAACTATTACAGTGCGCAGTTACTGAAAGGCAAAGACATCAGCGCAGTACGTAAAATACTTGGCCATTGGTGGGTATTGCATGATCAGTCCGTTAATGCAAGTGGCAAGACCGGCTATTATATCTTCGACCGTGCCGGTTACGGACGTCTTGAGTTGCATACCGACCCGTCCACCAATATCGTAAGAAGCGCATTGTTTAATTCTCATAATGGTCCTGCATGGAACGCTACACCTGACGGACAGTTAGAAAATGCCGAAGCGGAGACGGACACGAACCCTACGGAAGCTCAGAAGAAGGCAGAGAATTATAAGCAGGGGCATGTGACCCTGTGGGGACTGCCTATCACTATCGAGAATCCTAAAGGTAGTACGCGTCGCGGCACGGACGCCAACGGAAAGAAATGGGAACAGTTGATGCACCATACATACGGTAAGATTCGTCAAACCGAGGGCGTGGACGGCGACCATATTGACGTATTCATCGGCCCGAACCTGCGCAGCGAGAAAGTGTTTGTCGTGGATCAACGCAATGTGAACAACGGCGAGTTTGACGAGCATAAGTGTATGCTTGGCTTCGACTCATTGGCAGACGCACAGAACGGATATCTGAGCAACTACGAGCCAGGCTGGCAGGGTATGGGTGTCGTAACCGAGGTAACGATGGACGAGTTCAAGAAATGGATTGACTCGTCTCACCGCAAGACAAAACCATTTGCAGACTACAAGTCCGTCAAGCCGGAGGGCGCTGCGTCTGTTGGATATGAAGACGAAGTAACTCGTCTCAACTTAACCAAACCAAAGAGTGTATCCCATTTAATGGAGGACATCGAGACGCTTATTAAGCACCAGGATAGCTTAAGCAATGCTATAGCTCTAGCTAAGGGACGTTTGGAGCAATATCCGGAATTGGCAAAACAGTTGTATGCCGAAAACGGATTGAATAGTCCGGAGGACATTAACAAGTGGATTGAAGCTCGCTATGAAGTAGTGCGCAAGCATTGGCTTGGACTTCCCGGAAACAACGCAAATGCCGGAGAAAATAGTAACAATGTTACTAAAAACGACGAAAAAGAGCCAAAAAGTGAAAAAAGTTCTCAAAAAATTTGGTCAATTGAGAAATTTTTAGTAACTTTGCAGACAAATAAAGAGGGGACGCCCGAAGAACAAGCCGAGCAACAACGGCAGATTGACTTCTTACTCTCTAAGGGCATTGACAACATTATCGCCGATTACATTGGGAAGTACGGCAATAAGTTAGACCCCGATGAACTCCGCAAAGTATTTACTGAGATAGGCTATAACGGCACAAACGTTCCACAATTCAAGTATGTCGAAGGTCAACTAAGGGCAATGGTATATTCTGCAATGCTTCAAAAAGCGGTAGCAGAGGGCAAAAATACCGTAGTCTTCATTAGCGGCTGCGCCGGATGTGGAAAGTCTAGGACTGTTGATAACAATAGTGAAGTAAAAGCACTAACCGAGAATGCCGGCGTACTCTATGACGCTCCTCTTGCCGACTACAAGAGTATTGACAAAGTTACGAGAGTGGCCTTTGAGCATGATATTCCGTTGGAGAATATCACGGTAGTGCAAGTCTATAACGACGTACAGACGAACTTCCAGAACGTCCTCGAGAGAGCACACCACACCGGAAGAACGTTATCGCTGGAGTACTTTATAGCTTCTTTCACTAATGGCAAAGGTAAATTACAGGAGATCCAAGATTATCTTCCGGAGGTTAAGATTATCAGTCTTGACAACTCAGGCAACAATGGAGGGAAGATTATCGAGGATATTGAGCAAGCCAAAGAACAGTTTAACTACGATATATCCGACGAGCAACTCGACGGAGTATTAAACACCCTAGAAGATTATGTCAAAGAAACAGAAGAAAATCCTGACTCCGGAAGACTTAGCGCAGATCAGCTTGCCGCTATCGGAGACGGACTTCCAGAGGTTGGAAGAAGCAGAGAATCACGACTGGTGGCAGAACGCACCGAAAGACTTGCTGCACGAATACAACGTCTTAAGGAACCTAAAGGACGCGGCGGAGGAGGAGGAGGAGGCCAAACGGTATCACCTTCCACCTCTAAACGAGTTCGATTAAAGAAAGAGCCGAAGCCGTCAAGCGACTTTGGCGCCAAGAACACTATCGTAACGCAAGACGAAGCGCAGAGTCTGCTAGATGAGCTCAAAGGCTTACTAGACGACACGCAGAATCTTAACATAGTGGCCGATCCGGCACGAGACGCTGAGCGCAGCGCAAGAATCATGACGGTCGGAACACGTCTCGCGATGTACTATATAGAAGGTGGCGCGCGTAAGTTCGCTGACTTCTGCGAGAAGCTCATAGAGCATATTGGCGACGCTATTCGTCCCTATCTCCGCTCGATATACATGGCAGCCAAGTACAACCCGGAAATGGCTGCATACGCTCCGGAAATGGACAATGCGCAAGTAGTCGAGGAGTTTGACGTTGATAACTTCCGCGTACAGAAAGAAGAAACACCGGAAGAACCGACAATCAAACCGGCTGCAGAGCATAAGTACAAAGTAGGAGACCGCGTGATATACGGAGCTGCTGAGTATGAGGTTACCAACGTAACTGAAGACGGCCTGTATGATATCGACAATGAGAATAACCGTACCGGCATAGCGCTTCATCACACCGGAGTGAGTGAAGATCTTCTCTACAACCCGAGCGATATCGACGGTATGCGGCAGTCCTTTAAGGAGCAGTTCGAGAAGACGCTGCGCGACATGCGTAAGAAGTTCAAGAACGCACCGAAAGAGACGATACTGAACGCAGCTAAGAGCGCTCTTAGTGAACGTGACAGGATGATTGACCAGCTTGCGGCAAAGTTCCGGAGCGGCGAAGCTCAGGAAGTAACTACCGCAGACACGGCCAACCTCGCAAAGCTGATGGGTGAAGCTGACGCGCTGCACGACTTTATTGAGGGACGAGCACCGAAAGCACGTAAGCAAGAGCCTGCTAGTGAACCGGCAAAGCCTGCCGGCATGAAATGGGAAGACTCACCTCTCGGAAAGCAGTACGCAGAGATAAAGGGACAATACCCTGACGCTACGTTACTCTTCCGCACGGGCAACTTCTACGAGCTGTATGCTGATGATGCAAAAGACGCTTCGGAGATTCTCGGTATAACACTCACTCATCGGAAAGCCGGTGACGAGTCTATACCAATGGCAGGATTCCCATTCCTCGCCCTCGATGAGTATCTTCCAAAGTTAGTCAGAGCCGGTAAGCGTGTAGCTATCTGCGATTCGAAAGAAGGCAATGCTATTGCCGGAAGACTCGTCAACCAAGAGCCTATCAAGAGTGCAGAAGAGCAAGCGCAGGCACAAGCCCAAGAGCCGGCACCGGAGCAAGAACAGGAAGTGAACAATACTCCGGTTGACGTAGTCTCCGATACGATCGGCGAGATAAAAGAGTCGAAGCACACCAAGACAGGCGCTCCTATATACGTCGTTAAGCCGTTAGAGCGCGTAGATGATGACGAGTTCAAGACGCTTAAGGCTCGCGCAAAGGCAAACAACGGCTACTATAGTCGCTTCGTCAAAGGCTTCGTATTCAACAGTATCAATGACGCAACACGTTTTAACAATATAAACGATGAACAAACCACAACTGAACAAACAAGTGCAGGTACAGAAGCTGCTCTCCAAGCGGCAGAAACTGCAGTCGCAGAAGCGTCGGCTATCGAGAGAGATAGACGAGATGAGGGAGATAATGCAGAAGTAGAGCCAGGCACTCCCGTAGAACAACCGACAGAGGAAGATATCACTCTGCGCCAGGAAGCTATTGCTAAGCTTGATGATGCTATCGAGCAAATCAACGAGCAGTTAGCAGTCCTCGGCTATTACGAAGCTGATACCGAAGACGCCGGTAAGTTCAACGAGAGTTATGGCTATATACGTACGTCCGAACTCAAAGCTCTCAAAGACGCAGAACGTCTTGCGAAACAACTCGCGGCCGACCTGGGCCTGGATATCAACAAACGCAAGAAGTTGGCAAGTGCCAATATAGCTCCGGCCGGTGGAGACGTCTCTTTCAAGCTTCCGTTGCTTGACGGTAAGGAGTTATGCGTCTGGATCAATCTAGAGCCTAACTATAGCGGCTATTATCGTGCAGACGGTAGTAACGATGATTTGGCGGTGGATCATATCATGTGGCGCATCGAGGACCCGACCAAGAGCGGCACTAGCAGATATCTCATCCCGAACCAAAACTACGGCTTATATGAGAAAGGCCAAGTCCATGTGACTTATGCCCAACTCTATAACGACATACGCGTTTGGTGTCGCGACTATCTGCCTAAAGCGGCAGTAGAACAGGCAAAGACCGAGGAACTTCCGGCAGACGCTAACATAGCCGACGTAGTGGCTAAGGCTAACGAGCGCCGTGATGAGAAACGCAAGAAAGCCGGTAAGAACCGTATAGACGACGGACAACAGGTGTTGGACTTGTTTGCAGATGTTGCCGAGACAATCAACGACGGCGTTGCTCAAGAGGACGTAGTACCTGCGCTCGAAGAGCAGACCGAACCGATTGAGCAAACGGAAGACTTACACCACGGCTATAAAGTAGGTGATAAGGTTATATTCCGAGGAGAGGAAGTCGATATCGTTGACTTCGAACGTGATGGACGTCCGGTCCTCAACTCCTTTGGAACTCGCTATATTACCGAAATAGCTAACTGGGAAGATGTCAAACCCATAAAGAACGACAATAATGGAAGTACAGAATTACGTAATGAAGGGCCGGGAGAAGCTGGCTCTGCCGAAACCGGATCAGCCGGACAACCTGCGGACGAGAATGGAACGCTGGGAGGAGGCGAACGGCAAACTGCTCAAGGACCTCAGTCAAGAGGAGTGGATTCGGGTAGTCAGCACGATAGGCAGCATGACGGAGAGCGAAGCGGAGGAGCTGCTAATGACAATCTATCGCAGCCTGTAGAAGAACCGGTAGCGGAAAATGAGCGCAAGAATACTCGTAACTTCCGCTATGACCCGAACGATCCGGCTCCGACGCAGAATAAAGCACGCTACGATGCTAATATCGCGGCAATACGTCTCCTCAAACAACTCCAGGATGAGGGACGTCAGGCAACACCGGTAGAGCAACGCACGCTTGCTAAGTTCACAGGCTGGGGAGGACTCGGAGAATACTTCAAAGGCGAACCGGGTACTACGTATTACGGACATGGCGAGAAATCTCCATACGAAGTTATTAAGGAATTACTGACCGACGAAGAGCTGCAGGCAGCTCAGTTGTCGCGTAACTCTGCGTACTACACTCCGGCCGATATCATCGACCAATTATGGAGCATTGCTAAGAAGCTCGGCTTCCGTGGTGGTAATATCTTAGAGGGTAGCGCCGGTATAGGTAACATACTCTCTCAGATACCGAAGTCTATCAACGACCGCAGTAACATCCAGGCAGTCGAGATAGATGATATCACGGCAGGCATACTCGAGCAACTTTATCCGGACGCCACTACACATCATGCCGGCTTCCAGGAAGTAGATATCCCAAATAACTCGCAAGACCTTGTAATTACGAACGTTCCGTTTGTAAGAGATTTGCGTGTACGTGACTCTAAAGAGAAAGACCTGACCAGACGCTTTGGTAACAGCATACAAGACTTCTGTATTGCCAAGAACGTCCGCAAGCTCCGTCAAGGTGGCATTGGTATCTTCATCACCTCTCATAGCACGCTCGACAGTTCAAAGGACCTCCGTCGTTGGCTCTATAACGAGGGAGAGACCGACGTCCTCGGCGCTTTCCGTCTAAATCGCGAGACCTTTGGCGGCACAGGAGTTACTTCCGATATCATCGTAGTACGTAAGCGCGTAAACAACCAAAAGGACGCGCATGCTATTGACGTACTTGATACCGCCGTCGCTCGCGAAGCATTGCAGGAGCAAGAATCCGTGTGGGATAGAAAGACCGGCGGCTACAAGGCCGTACCACCAGAGCACCACAAGCTTGTGTATAACAAGTACTTTGTGGAGCACCCTGAGATGATCGGTGGAGAAATGGGATTCGGCTTCGAGCATGGTGACACACGTTGGGGAGGAACTACCGCAGGTTGTTACACCTCGCCGAGTATCGACCAGGCGAAGCGCCTGCAAGACTTCATGGAGTCTATCGTCGCTCGCCGCGCTACAACTGCTCCGGTAGCAAGAGCTATACCGGCGCTTAGTGGCAATAACGAGAAGTACACCGGCAATCTGCCTTATGGTGCTATCGCACTCAATAGCAAAGACGAGATTTGCAATGTACGCAACGGCGAACTCGTTCCCATTCAGGGACTCAACGACCAAAAGGTTAAGGGTTATACCAAAGCGCAAGTCGTTAAAGACTACAACGCCCTCAAAGAAGCCATCGACGAACTTCTTAAGGTTCAGTCCGAGACATCTGACGATGAGTCTTACAAGCCGGCTATGCGCGCACTCAATCGTATCTACGATTCGTTTGCAAAGAAGTACGGCCGCTTGAATAGTAACGTATCGCTTTCGTTCATCCGCAGAAACGATGTACAATGGGCCAGCATAGCTGCCATTGAGAAAGTCAAAGAGACCGTCGATGCTTCTGGTAAGAAGAAAGTGGACGTCTCCAAAACGGACCTGTTCTATACGCGTGTAGTCGGAGTGCAGGCTGAACCTCATCCGGAGAATACGCGCGACGGTATTATCCTGTCCGTACAGAGATTCGGCGACATACGTCCGGCCGAAATAGCTCAATGGCTCGATAAGAGCACCGACGAAGTAGAGCGCGAGATTATTGAATCACGTCTCGGATTCCGCGATCCGGAGTCCGGCAATATCGTCGTATCTCACGAATACCTTTCCGGCAACGTCCGCGAGAAGCTTGAATACGCGCAGTCTCATAACGAGAATGGCGAGTATGATACCAATATCGAGGAACTGCAAAAGGTTATTCCTATTGACGTACCGGCGCACCTCATTGAGTTCAACGTAGGTTCAACCTGGATCCCGATTGAGATATACCAGGAATACCTCAAAGAGAAATTCGGCGTAACTAACCTCACGTTTGGTCACGTCGGCAGCTCTTGGGTTGTCAATACTAGCGGCTACAACTCCTCGCTTTATAACGAGACGAACCGTCAAGAGGGTGTGTACAGTCAGTTATGCTCTCGCCAGATATACGGCCATGAGCTGATGATTAGCGCTATGAACAATGTTCCTTTCGTGGTCCAAAAGACCGAGAGGAAATGGGACGGTTCTACTGAGACTATCACAGACAAACAGGCTTCGGCTGCATGTAACGATAAGATAGGGCAGATTAAGGACGACTTCGTTGAGTGGGCACGCGGTAAGATGCAGGGAGACCAGGAACTCGCAGACCGGATTCAGAAGATTTATAACGACCGCTTCAACGCTATCGTTCCTATGACGCGTATTGATCCGGCTTTCCTGTCACTCCACTTGCCCGGACAAAACCACAAGTACGACCTGTACCCACACCAACAACAAGCTATCGTGCGCGGTACTATGCAACCTATCATGTTGGCCCATGAGGTAGGAACGGGTAAAACGATATCTCTTATTAGTATCGCTATGGAGATGCGCCGTCTCGGAACTGCCAAGAAGCCGATGATTGTAGTGCAGAACGCTACCACGAAGCAATTTGTGGCAGACGCTAAAGACCTGTATCCAAATGCTAAGATACTGACCGTTGACGAGCAAGACCGCACTCCGGAAGGACGTCGTGAGTTCTATGCTAAGATTAAATACAACGATTGGGACCTTATCATCATTCCTCACTCTGTCTTCGAGAAGATACCTGATAACGAAAGCCGCGTATATGACTTCATCAAAGAGAAAATCGACGAGAAGATATACGCTATCGAAGCTGCTAAGGAAGCTAAACTCGGCGATAGAGTTATCAGCTCTATGGAGAAAGAGTTAGAGAACCTCCGCGTGGATCTTGCCAATGGCGACATGAAAGGCTCCGGAAAGAAAAAGAAGGAGAAGGACGAGAAGAGAGAAGCGCTGCGCCGAGAGAGCGCGAAAGCACGTGCCGAGGAAATGGTGGACCGCGAGACCGACGAGACAGAAGACTTTGACTCTATGGGTATCGACGCACTCCTCGTTGATGAAGCACATGAGTTCAAGCACTTAGGCTTCGCAACGATGATGGCACGCGGCATTAAAGGTATTGATCCAAGCTACGCAAAGAAATCTGCGGCCCTCTATCTCAAGCTTCAGTCTATATACGAGCGCAAAGGTCATCGTAACGTTGTATTTGCTACCGGTACTCCGATAAGCAATACTGCGGCCGAGATTTGGACGTTTATGAAGTACCTGCTCCCGAAAGACGTGCTCAAAGACAACGATATCTATTACTTCGACGACTTTGTGCACAACTTCGGCCGCATTACCGAAATGCTGGAATTTGCTACTAATGGCAAGTTCAAAGCCAACTTGCGCTTTGCTCAATACGGCAACGTACCTGAGCTTATGCGTATGTGGCTCTCTTGTGCCGACTGCGTGCTTACACGCGAAGCCGGCCAGGTAAACGATAAAGTTCCGGAGTTGGAGGGAAATAAGGCACAAGATATCTTCTTACCGCAATCTCCGTCGCTGATTGATATCATGGCCGCAGTTCGCGCAGAACTCGACAGATATGACAATATGTCAGGCGCGGAGAAGAAGGAGAATAGCCATATTCCTTTGACGATGTACGGCATTGCTAAACGTGCAGCTGTGGATCCACGTCTCGTTGACGGAAACGCAGCGGACGAACCTCTGTCGAAGACGAATAAAGCCGTTGAGGAAGTATTACGCTCTCTCAAAGAGACGAAGAAGTACAACGGTACTGTAGCTATCTTCTGCGATAACTACCAAAACAAGGTATCCGGCTTCAACCTGTTCGACGATATCAAGGCTAAGTTAGTGAAAGCCGGTGTTCCGGCCACTAAGGTTGCTATCATCCGTCAAGGTATGTCCGCGACTGCTAAGCAGAAGATATTCGACGCAGTCCGTGAGGGAGAGATACGCGTCATTATGGGTAGTACATATACTCTTGGAACCGGTGTGAACATCCAGACGCGTCTCCATACGCTGATTCATATGGATGCACCGGACCGGCCAATGGACTACACCCAGCGTAACGGCCGTATCATACGCCAGGGCAACATGCATAAACAATGGAATATACCTGTACGCGTGCTGCGCTTTGGTGTTGAAGATAGTCTCGACGTAACGTCCTACCAACGCCTGAAGACGAAAGCCGGCTTCATCGACTCTATTATGAACGGCAAGAGCCTTATCGACAACAATCTCGAGAATCGTATCATCGAGGACGTTGAGGAAGGCCTGTTCGATAATCCTGTAGCCGTATTATCCGGTTCGCAATACGCATTGCTCAAATCACAAGCAGAGCGCGACCTGCGTAAGTGGACCGCTCGTCTGCAGCAACACAATATCGAGCAGATGCAGTTTGCCGCACGTCTCAAGAGCAATGCTTCTTCCATGAAGTGGCAAGAGCACCGTATCGAGGAGAATAAAGCGTTACTACCGCGTCTCGAGGAACTCTTCCCAGACGGAGCAGTAAAAGAGTACAACGTCAATGGGACTATCGCTCATACTCCGGAAGAACTGAGAGAAGCCGTTAAGGAGCTTAACAAATACGTACAGGAGCGCTCCGACTACTTGCGTAGGAGCGGTGCAGAGGGTGCGGTAGAGACAATCAACGTACCTGTGCTCTTCAACGGCGTGCAGTTCGACGTAGATATCCAACTCAACCGCGATTCCAAGTGGAAAGACGGAAACAGAATCATATCTGTCAAGAAGAGCGTATTCTACAGTTCGCAATCTCTCGGCATAAGCCGTTATGGATCTGAGACGACTGCCATCGATAAACTGATAGAGAATATCGTCACTCGTTATCTCTCCGGCAAGGAAGCGCGCGACCAAATTAAATATGCCGAGTCCGCTATCGCTCGCATGGAGAAAGAAAACGAACTCATGGCGGAGCGCGTAGGCAAACCGTTCGAGCATACTGAGGAGCTTGAGAAAGCTCAGGCACTCGTTGACGAGTACACGGCTAAGATGCAGGAAGAAATGGCTGAGAAAGAAGCCAAGTACGCCGGCATGGCTAGTGACAAGAAAGTCGAACTCGTTGAGCAAGAAGACGACGAGACTCCGGAAAGCGCAGAAGCTGAGGCTCAGATATACGATATGCCTGAATATACTCCGGGCAACCTCACGCCGGCGCAAGAACTTGCTACCGCGGCAGTCTTCGAAGCGCTGGCCGATAATACCGACCTCGACGTAGAAATAACGACTGACATTCCGGAGGAGCTTTCGGACGCCGAATTCTCTATCGTGGATGATAAGGAGCAGATCGCTAAGCTCGAGGGAGAGAAGAAAGTCAAAGCATACCGCGCAATGGTTATGGTTGACGGCAAACTTTATCCACCGATGTCTTCTAAAGACAACGAGACGAAGCAACTGCGCCAACCGGTAGAGCTTGGTAAGTGGGAGCAAGCAGAGGAACGTCCGGACTTAGCCATTATGAAAGACGGCAAGTACTACTTCCGTCTGCGCAAAGACGATGGCACGACCGTTGATGCTGCATATAACCCGTACTTCCATGCAAGTCGCAGTCCGCTTAATGACCAATTCACAGCAGCTTTCAACCGTCCGAACCTCGTGACGGTAGAAGTGGAAGTTCCGGAGAGCGAACTTACTAGCGGCTACCAGGCCGACAAAGCTAAAGACGCCGTTGGTGAGGTCGATTGGCATAGCGGTCCTGTAAGCGGTAAACTCAGTAAGTTAGGCAACGCGCGTAAGGTTATCTTATCGCGCTGGAATAAGCCGATACGTATCGTACCTGATAGAGAAGTAGCAGACAAAATAGCTGACATGCTGAAAGGCACTGACATAGCTATTCCGTACAATGTTGTTACTCCGTCCCTCCGCGTAGAGTTAGAGCAAAAAGGTGTCGTGATTAGCGATACGCCGAGCGGAAACGTTCGCCAAGAAGAAATGCGCACTCCGTCCGGAAAACTCTACGGCTGGGCTATCGGTAATAAGATATACATCACTCCTTACGGTATCAACCCGAATACTCCTATACATGAGTACTCGCACTTATGGGCAAAAGCTATGCAACGCAATAATGCGGAAGGCTGGCAGTCCGTAGTGGATCTATTCAAAGATACGCCTTTGTGGAACGAAGTGCTTATCGACGAGAACTATAGCGGACTGAAGACCGACGATGCTATTTGCTCCGAGGTACTTGCACGTTATAGCGGTAGTCGCGGTGCTACACGTATGGAAGAAGCTGCGGCTGAGTGGACCTACGAAGCACAGGAAAGCGGCTCGCAAGAGAAAATGTCTCGCGTTACACAACTTATTCATCGTGTACGCAGAGCGCTCGCGCAGTTCTGGGATTGGGTAGGCACTAACCTGTTCAGCCTTAAGCGCTTCGAGAGTACCGAGCAAGTAGCAGACCGCGTATTATACGATCTGCTTGCCGGTACTGAACTCGGCGACCTGACCGGAGAAGAAAGAGAGCTTATGATATCTGACTACACTCCGGCTAAGGCACGTCTTATCTCGGAGTGGAACATACAACACCCACGCCCGCAATATCGCATAGGTGAGACGCTCAAGAGCTACGAAATGCGACTCAGCCAATGGGAAGAGGAGCGTAATAAGTTCCGTGCTCAACTCAAAGAAGGTATCGTAACTTCGGCTAATACCGCCGTGATGGACGTTCGTGCCGACGTGGCAGAGCAAAAGCCGATGTTTGTACCAGGCGTACGTCCTACTCCACAACCGGACGAGACGCCAGGCCAATACGCACTCCGTCTGCAGGAATACTACAAACTCATGCGCGACGAGCAGTTGGCTGCGGAGTATGTTGCAGAGATTAACCGTCAGGCTGATGCTGCGGCGCGTGTCCTCAAAGGGAATACTCTTGTACGTGGACTACTCGACGCTGCCAAACCTATTGAGAACTTCCAGGAGTGGCTTGTAGGCCGTGGTGGTAAGATAACCGCAGAGAGCAACGCATATCAGGACACGTTCTTAGCTACCGGCCGTGTGTCGCAAGCTAATGAGAAGATGAACCGCGATATCATCCGTCCGCTCGCACAACATATCGGTTCTATCATTGCTCCGGACAAAGAGACCGGTAAGAGCCGATTAGAGGGACTACATATCGTTTGGCACAACATGGATGTGCCCGGCACAGGAAGCGCCCTCGACGGCAAAGAGCTGACACCGCGAGAGATAATCGGCGTATATGCACAGGCGAAAGACTGCGCAGAAGCTATTGAGAAGGGACTTCCGGACCGTGGTCAAAAAGGCTTCGTCAACAACCTCGACATGACACACGACCAGGTTATTAAAGCCGTAGAGTCTGTGATATCTAAAGAAGAAATAGACAAGTTATGGACCTTAATCCGCAAAGCAACTAAATATGCTCTTGAATACGATCATGAGTCCGGACGTATCTCCGATGATACGTTTGAGGAATTCTCGAACCGCGAGTACTATGTTCCGCAACGTGGCTGGCGTGAGCGTGACGAGAGTGGCATAGTATCGGAATATGAGCCTGTAGGAAAACGCGGAAACGACCCGTACAACGCTGCGCTCGTCCGTGCGCGTGGACGTCAGACTCTTGCTTCTGATCCGTTTGCATATATCATGAGCATCGACGCGTCGTCTATTATCTCTAGCGAGAATAATAAGATTAAGCAGAACTTCCTGCGCTTCTGTCTCGACAATGAAGACCTGGGACTGAAGACCGGCGCCTTCCGCGTGAAGAAGTATTGGATTATGAACGTTATCGACGAGAAGACCGGAAAGGTTATGCTCGACGAAAACGGCGCTCCGATGATGACAGTATCTTATTCCGCTCCGTCAAGTGAAGACCTGGAGCACGACAAGACTGTTAAGGGACTCATCACCGAGAAACGCAAACAAATCATAAAGGTACAACGCGCGTTCGATATGCAGAACGAGCACGGAGAGCTTGGTCCTCAACTCGAAGAAGCCTATAAATCTAAGATAGCCGCTCTCGAGAAAGCGATAGATGACCTCGAGCAGTCTATGCACGTAGCATGGCACGCCACCAATAGCAACATTGCACAACGCACAAGCGACGAGAAGAAGCAACACGAAGTGCAGGTATTACTCGACGGCCAGAAGTACGTCATAGAGCTACAGGATGAGAAGTTGGCAAACGCTATTAACAAGAAGTTCAAACAACACCAAGAGGAGTTGTTCAACACTTCCGGTCGTATGCGTAACGCTACACGTTTCATCTCGGCTATGCTCACTCAGTACAATCCGGAGTTCGCGGCAAGTAACTTTGCACGTGACTTCCAAGTAGCACTTGCAACGCTAACTGCAGAGCACCGCGAGTTAGTAGCGCCGTTCCTTAAGAACTTTGCTACATGCCAGGCTGCCGTATGGGTGTACGCGTTTAACGACAAAGTGCGTGACCGCGAGCAGTTTATCAACTCGCAAATGGGACAGTACCTCCGTGAGTATTTCGAGTCCGGAGCACCTACCGGCTTCTCCTATATGCAGGACCTCAAGTCATTGCGTCAGGACTTTGACTCGATGATTAGCGAGAGCAACGTCCGTCGCGGCCTAAAGGGTGCAGTAGGAGTATTCTCCATGCTGACGGAAGTATCGGAGACCGCAGTCCGCTTCGCAGGCTTCGTATCGGCACGTGAAGCCGGTATGCACATCAGCGACGCTGCATACCTGAGCAAAGAGCTGACGACGAACTTCGACCGCGCCGGAGAGATAGCCGATAGCAATTGGATGTCGTGGTTCAGCTTCTTCCGCGCAACGCTCAATGGTAACATTAAGTTCCTCAAAGCGCTCAAGAAGATGCCGCTCGCTTACTCTCTGATAGCTGCTTCGTATGTAGCAATGGGTATGCTTAACCAATTCCTCAATCCGGACGATCCGGACGACGAGATATGGGCAAGCGACTATACGCGACAGAGCAACTTCATCATTGGCAAGTTCCGCGTGCCTACTGCTCACTTCCTGCGTATGTTCTTTGCTGCAGGTGTAAACCTGGCGCAATGGATCCAGGGACGCAAAGAGTTCGGTCATGCTGCATACAACACCGCTACCTTTGCTTCGAACGAGCTTCTTCCTAACTACCTCAACCTGGTAGGCAACGGAACGGAGTGGAACGATAAAGAAGGCCGAGTGGACTTCACATGGGAAGGACTCTTACAAGGTGTAATGCCGTCTCCGGTTGCGCCGGTTGCAGATGTCTATTTCAATCGTGACTTCCGTGGAGCTACTATCAACCGCGAGCCGTTTGCGAAGTCAGAAGAGAGGACGAAAGATATCCTGCGCGCAAAAGAGCAGACGCTTCCTATCTACAAATGGTTCACGCAGTCCATCTATGAAGCCGTTGGCGGCAATATGGAGACGAAATATAAAGGTTCGGACCCTGCATGGCGCAGTTGGCTCTTTGACACGTCAGCAAGCTCCGTAGAGCACGTAGTAGATGGCTACCTGCCTGCCGGCGTTGATATGCTTGCGACGCTCAGCGAAGCTATTTACGACGCAGCTACCGGAGAGCAGACAGGACCTGACAAGTGGCCGTTCGTGCGTAAGTTCTATAACGCTTACACTCCGGAGCGCGCTTACTCGCAACAGTACTATTTGCTCAAAGGCCGCGTAAAAGAGTTCGATAAGAACCTGCGCGACTACCAAAAGAACGATCCGACCAGATATCGCATGATACGTAACTCGCAAGAGTATCGAGTTTTTGACGCAGCGCGTAAGCTAGTCAGGAACGAGAAAGAGAATCCTACCAACGAAGACGTTAAAGCACTCATCGAAGCTAATAAAGCATGGATAAGAAAGTAACCAAAAAGGAAACGAAGAAGAAAACCCCGGCCACTCCTAAAAAGAGTGAGTCCGGGGAGACTGCGACCAAGAAGAAAACCGTCAAGCGCAAGAAAGTAAAGGATATTCCGGACGAAGAGCCTGCAGGTATCATTAAGAAAGAAGACGATGCGCCAAAGGACCTGCGCGGCACTAAACGCCGTGGCCGGCCGACGAACGCAGAACGCAGCAAGACGAGTTCTATCGACGAGGACCTGGCTCTTGTATGTGCCGATTGGTTGCAAGATATCAAAACGGCAAGAAAGGAAATCCCTCTTGCCGTCAAGATTAAAGCGTTACCGAACATGCTTAAGCACTTGGTTCGTGAAGACGATGTCGATGATGAGTCCGAATTGACACTTGTATTATTGGCCGATCGCTATCTCGGTGCTCAGAAAACATTTAATGAGGCTGAGGCAATGAGCCGAGACGAAGTACAAAGCAATAAAACCAAACAAAAGGATGCTTCTTAGCTTCTGCGCGCAATACTTTTACGTACTCAAACGCGCGTTGTGCCGGTACAGATTCGTCAAGTCCGTCCTCGGTCATAAATTGGCCACCGCCATAAGAGACGGCATTGCCTTTTGAAATCAAGCCGAGACTAACCGCCTTATTGTAACCCTCTAACAACTCGTCGAGTGTTCTAATAAAGCGCCTTCTGAATATAGGACGTCCCAAACCTTTCTGGAGACGTCTTATTTCGTTTACACGCTCGCTATTATGTCTCTCTCCTGTCTGGTACTTGCCGTTCCAGCAACGCATGCGCCATACGAGCAACTGAATAAGCTCGCGGCCCACCTCCGGAGAACATGTTTGCGGATTGATACCATACTCGCGGCAGTCTAGAAACATGCGCAAAGCCTTTTCTCTTTCGTCCCGTCTTTCGATACGCTTAGGACGTTTATTTACTTCCGATTCCATAATTGTTATTGATTTATTAACTGACTGTCATTTCTCCGGCAATCTTACGTTTAGGTGTATTGCCGGAATTAAGTTTAACAAATTTCGGTGCTTTCATCAACTTATAGTTGAAGTACGTGCCAATAGCACGTGTAATATGCCGGTCATCGTGGTTACCCTCTACGGCACCTAGTTCACCATTGTCCTTAACCTCGAATGTGCTATGCTCATTGACGGCTTCTTCGCAACGCTCGATATACATACCCTCACGTAGTGCCCATAACTGATAGTCGCAGACCATAGGCTTTGTGATACTGTTAGTCTGGAAACCGTAGCGTATTGTTCCACCTTTAACAAGTTGCTCGTCCTTAGTACGACGATAGAGATTCGTATATACCTGAGCAATCTCAGAGAGTAAAGTGTTGAAGTGGTTGCCCTCATGGCCTTTCATCTCGAGTGTATTACTCTCGACAACGAGAAGCGCATTATCGTAATAAGCGGCTATCTGCGCAGCTTTCCAACCGAGCAAGTCCCAATCAATATGGCCGCACCACTCCGCTACTACTTCCGGAACGCCCTGGCCATCGTACATCCAATATCTATCGAAGACACAGATAACACTATTATCGGACTTCTTGCTGCGGCCACCGATATCGACAATGACTAAATAGCGATCCTTCATCGGAGGCCGTTTGTCTTTGTCGCGCCATACCTTAAGCAAGCCGTTACTCTCCGGAACTATACGCAGGTTGTCGAATACGCCGGACTTATCTTCTACATCATCGCGGCCGGCAACGTCACGTATATTTACGCGGCCAACGATATCGCCGACAATGCGCGGCTCCTCGACTCCTTTGCGCAGCTCATCAACATACTCCTTTGGATAGAAATTGCGTCCGGTGGACTGAAATGCTTCTTCCCAAGTGGACGGGAACTCTTCCATGAGTCCTTTCGGGTTATCAGCGTACTCGCCCTCTTGCAACATACGATAGTAAGCAATGGCTTCCAATGTGGCGCCAAGACGGAACAGGTACTTGTGATACTCCGACATGGTCTTGATGAAGTAAACATAGTCGAATATCGCCATTTGGTAGAAGTCAATCTCATACCATGGAACAAACAGCGGTTCGTACTCGTTTTCTCCACGCAGAGCCTTAAGCCACGTCCGGTGGAAGAAGTTACCGACACCTTTCGCGGTACTCTCTAGCACCTTTAGACGGTATTCTTTACGTACAATCGTACCGGAGATAGCCTGAGCGAGTGACTGCGGATCATGCTTCGGAGTAGTCGGCCATATTCCGACCTCGGTCAAGTGCGCCATTGCGACGTTACTCGAACGGATGAACTCAGGGTGCTGCACCGAACCGATAGTGATACGAGCACCACGGCCCTCAATCTGTCGAGTGGACTGCATACCTTTGTACGGTGAGAACTTGATATGCTTGCCCTCCGTGATGAACGTATCATAATCGTCCAATGCGTTCTGGAACATAGCCTGCACGTTACGTGCATGGTCATCTGTGTCGGCAGCTATGACACTATTCCAATTCTTCTTATGGAACATCTGGATCCATACCATATAGAATTGTGTCAGCGTACTACCTCCCCATTGACGAGCCTTCAGTAAGATGATAAAGATAGGAACGCCCTTCTTACGCATCTTCTCAAGCTTAGCCAAGTAGCGCCTTTGCGCACGGTTAAGCACGAAAGGTATCTTGGTAAGGCTCAGCTTATGCTCGATTGTGATTTGAGTACATCCCCAGAACTCATAATCATACCGGCAACGTACTTTGCAGAACCAACGATAGACGTCTAGTGTCTTCTTCTCGCTCGGTTTGCCACCGAAAAGAGCTGCACCGGCTTTCTCTAAACTCCAACCGGCTTTCTCTATGACCTTAACGACTTTCTCATCGCGCATCTCCTCCGGAATGTTCATAACGCGCATAGGCGCGTCCTTTATCTCGATGCGCACACGCGGAATCTCTTTACAGTATTCCGTGCCTACCCAGGGATTATACGGCCGGTTATTCTCGTCATGCCGGCGCTCATTCTCCTGAATAATTGATTGTATGTCGTCAAAGTCAAAATCGGTCATTATTCTCCGGCCAATTTCTTAGAAAGGATCTCGTCGCAGGCTGAAACCGTCTTCTCCTTTTCCTTAAGGACCACTTTGAGCTTCTCTGTCATATAGTCGCGGATATGCTTCAAAAGCTTACGTTGCTCATGGTTGTCCTGGTACTTGCCACAGAACATGAAGTGGTAATAGGCGGTAAGGAATTGCGAGATATCGAACTGCGCGTACTCCATAGCCGTGTCTTGCTTCTTCACGTCACGAATATCTTCGAGGACCTTAACGGCCGCACGGCGCTCCTTGCTGAATATCTTATTTTCGAGACCGGCTGCACGTATGAGTTCGCGCATAAGCTTCTCAATGTCATCAAGAATCTCGAAACGATGCTGCGGCGCAAGCAAGATGAAGTTGTGAATCAGTATGGGCAGTTCCAACTTATCCAAGTCTTCACGCTCTAACTGCTCGATGTTGTGCTTGCAATAGCCAATCTCCTCGAGGTTCTGGTCCTTAACTGCCTGCGTAGTCTTACGTAGGTTGGCGGAGTAATTCTCCATAGTCATTCCAGGAATAGGACTCTGCATCTGTCCTGGATCCTTACCTGCATCCGGTTTCTGCGGCACGCTGGTAAGCGGTAGAAAATTTTTCTTAGTCATTTTCTGTCGTGATATTGGTAAATAATTTCAGTTATACGGGCCGGCGACAGGAAGAAACTCTTCGCCGGATGCCACACTACTAAATTCCATACGTCTCCCATAGGCATATGCAGGTTCTGCTCGCGGACTTCTTCAAAGACCTCTACAAGATTTTGCACCATTGCCTGTTTGTACTTGGACTTATGCGTAGTCTTTCCTAAGTAATACGCAGTCACGTACAACATAGCTTGCTTAGCTTCTATGTAAAAACGAGGTGCGGAGTACTTCTCAATCTGCGCAACTATGAGTTCGCGCTTTAAGAACTTAGGGTTAATGCCGCTCTCCCTGATAATGCGTGTATGAATCTTCCGAAGCTCTTCATCACGCTCTAGCAGTAACTCATGTCTGCACTTTTCATCTTCTCTCATGGTAACGTAATTCAAAAAACGCTGCAAAGTTACTAATATTTTTTGAATTATTGTTATTTTCAGTCAAAAAAATGTGATTTTCGACAACTTTTCCAATTTTTTAGCAGTAATTTTGCAGCCGTAATCTATAAACACGCATATCGATATGGATCCGAACGAAGAAAAAAACAATCCGCAGGAGCCGGTTAATCCGCCTGCAGAGCCGCAAGCGCCGTCTGCTACTCCAGTTGAGGACGAGTTCATGGCAAACTTGCAAAAGAAATATCCGGACCTCAATGGAGACCGCGAGGCTTTATTGAGGAAAGCTATGGAGTCCTACGACCATGACCACGAGTATTGGAAGACCGCTTCGGCAGAAGCTAACCGGCTTAACGAGTACTTGAAGTCTAACGAGGACCTCAATAACTTCTTCTGCGAGATTTTCAACCGCAGAACCGACCATCCGGAGTTGGCGTTTATGCACCTCAAGCCGATTTATCATCGTTTCATGAACGGCGAGCTTACTTCCGAAGAGTTTATCGCCGAGCAGCAACGCATGAGAGACGAACTCGAAGCAGCCAAGAACCTCGAGAAAATTCAAGAGGAAGCATTTGCTGCAGAGTGTGAAGCTCGCGGCTGGGACGCTAAAGAGACAATCACGAAACTCGAGAAAATTATCAATAAAGACTGCACTACTCCCGAAGAGTGCCGTCAACAGGTAAAGATGATGTTCCGTATCTTAGAGTGGGATGATGCGCTCGCTGCGGCTGAAACGCGCGGACGTAACGCCAAAATCAAAGAAGGACGTCGCAATCACCCCTCCGGAGAAGATCTTCCGCGCAACGGTGGTACTCCGGCCGGTGGAACAGAACCTAAAAAGTCCCTGCTCGGCCAAGCCGCCGATGCTGAAGCAAAGAGAAGGGCAGCTTACGAATCATAATCAACTTAAATTTAATTTGTTATGGCAGAAAATCCGACACCTCCGGTAGTAGTTGAACCGGGCACACCTCAGAATCCTGGTGTACAAGTAGCCGGCACAACTCCCAGCGCTCCTAATGGCGGCGGCGAGATGAGTCATGGCGTCATCGATGCAGAGACTCCCGGCTTTTTCACTACCACGTATGACCGTGATGTAGTCAAGTTTAATTGGGCTTCTACGCCTATCAACATGATCACGCGTAAGATTGGTTTCAAAAAGACCATGTCGCTCCGCTATGGTTATTGGTCGCTCGCTATGCGCGAGAGTACCGGTGTCCTCACGGAAGCAGTTACCGTATCGGCTGACGACGTAGCAGACCGCAACAACCCGTTGCTGGTTGAACTCAAAGTAGAGAACGCAGCTCGCTTCGACGTAACCGACCAGATCGTCTTCAAGGGTGTTGACGGTGTTGACGACAACGGCACCATCATCCACCTCTTGCCGTGTAACGCACGCGTTTACGAGATTAACCGTCCTCAGAAGAAGGTTACGGTTCAGTTCTTCAACGCTGCGGCTGGAACCGTTATTCCGGCAGGCACGACGATTCTGATTCTCGGTCACGCTCTCCAGGAGGGCGACGCACGTGTTACTCCTCACGCTGCAAGTCCTACTCCGACGTATCAGCACATGCAGAAGTTCATGACGTCTGCAAGCGTTACGAACGAGTACCTTGAGGCTAACAAGGAGGCTAACTACGGCCTGACCGACCTCACGGAGATGAACAACCAACAGTTCATCGAGGAAATCGAGAAGTCCTACGTCTTCGGTATCCGCTCGTTGACCTACGATCCTCAGACCAACGCTCCGACCTACACCTGTGCAGGTATCATCCAGCAGTTGCTCGAGGGTGGCGCTCACAAGATCCTGATTCCGAAGTCGAAACTCAACGACGACACCATTATCGACTCGATGAGTGAAATCTTCACCGGCAACACCGGTTCGACCCAGCGTTATCTGTTCGACGGTATGGAGTTCTATACCTCGCTCCTTAAGATTAAGGACGTACGCAAGCAGATCAACGTCAACGAGCCTATCCGCCGCTTCGAGTACGATTGGAGTCGTATCCGCTTGAGCAACTACACGTTGCTGCAGATGCCGTATCCGTTCTTGGATAAGTTCGGGTATAGCAACTACGGTATCGTGCTCGACCTCAAGTATGTTGAGCGCCGCGTCTTCCGTGCGATGACCGACGACCAACTCGACCTCATGGCTATCGGTGTTAAGGACGCGAAAGAGATTCGCTGCTGCGAGATTTCTTCGATCCTCGTGAAGTATCCGCAATGTCACGCTCTCATCGTTATCACCGATGACGAGGAGGGTAGTAGCTCTGCTGGCAGTTCGAAAGCCTAATAGCTGACTGCTAATATAAGGGGAGGTCAAGCCAACAAACAACTTGGCTTCCCCTTATTGTTTTCTATCAACAAATTAAACACGCGCATCATGGCAAATACAAAGACATACAAATCAAGCAGTCGCAACCTGGTACTCTTCCTTACTGTTAGAGGTAGAGTCCGCTGCATCCGTTTCTCGGACATGGGAGCGACGTACAAGTATAGCTTGTTTACTACCGACGACGCCAAGACACAAGAAGCGTTGGAGAATAGTAAGAAGTTCAACAAAGAATTCTTCCTACTTAAATCATCCGAGCAGGAAAAGAAACCCACTATAGGAGAAGAAGGACCTGAAACAGTCGCTCAGCAACCAAAGAGAAAGATAGAAGCGTCCTATCCTAAAGTGAAACGTGTACAGGAAGCAGTTGCAATCTTAGAGGAGAAGTACGGAGTAGAACCCGGAACACTTTCTAAGAAGGCCGACGTGCTTCGTGTAGCTAATCAATACAACATTGAATTCCCTGATCTGAAATGACACGTCCTCAACTCATAGACTTAACCGTTGCAAAGCTCGAGGAGATATCTCCCTTTGTTGAGCCGGAATCACTTCTGGCACGTGACGATGCTGGTAATAATAACGTCAAGCCTATCAAGTCATATATCAACGAAATGCTTGACGACGCAGCGCGTTATTGCTTAGACGTACTTCCCTTTACGCTTTTAGCGAAAGATATCGAGACGTATAAGAATCAGACGGTAAAAGTCGATGAGAAAGGAGTCGGCCGACTTTATTCCGTAGTGAATAAGTCTTCCAATCCGGAGGTGACTGTCTTCAGTTCTATCGATACATACGTCCGTCCGGTCCGTGTTGCAGTAGCTGCATGGGCACACCACGTGCGCGCGTTCATAACTAGTATGGATGCGTTATACATGGTACAACAGGACGAGGACGCGAGAGGCAAAACGGAGAAGCCATGCGTGGCCATTGTGCCGGAAGATAAGTGCCTGGAGTTATTCTCATTCCCCGAGAGCGATTGGGCTGAGGCCGGTCAAGAGAAAGACTACTCCGGAGAAGTAACGTTCAGTCTCATCAAGACTAACAAAGTAGCCGAGAACGTAAGCTCCGATATAGCGCACTTCATCGCTATACGTTGCTGCGAGTTGGTACTTAATATCTTCAACGACACTAACCATGCCGCTATCTGTGCTAAGGAGTTTACGGACAAAATGAATAGTGTACTGAAATGAAGAAATTCCAACTTTCTAAAGAAGACTTTGAGCGCATAGTCCAAAAGGTAAAGCAATATGTCAATCAGTTGATACAAGGCTTCGGACTGAGCGCTACAGAAAAGAAGCTCGTTTGGTTCGAGCAGACTTTCATGCCGGCAGAGAAATACTCCGGCAATCAGTCCGTAGATCACATGCTCTTTCGTAAGTTCCTGAGATACTTCGACCCGAGTGGAGTCGAGGAACGTATTCGTGAGTGGATCCAGGAACTCGTTGCAGAGCTAAATACACTCATCGACGGAAAAGCAGATATCAATCACACGCACGACTTCAATGATATCAACGGCCTACGGGAAGAATTAGAAATCATACGTGAACTTATCAACCCATACGTAGAGAAAGAAGTCCTAAACGTAGAGGAGATTACTTCGACGTCGGATGTGGATGACCCTGTTGAGGGAACGTACTACTTTATATCTCCGGACAATCATCCTACCGGCCAGCTCTATCTCTACATAGAGAGTGCTTTCCAACTGCAAGAGCCGTCTAACGATATGGTGTATATTGCGTCCGGCGATGAGACGCGCATGTTCATTTGGAACGGAGATGAGTTCCAGGACGTGACGGGAGAAGAGGTTGATAAAATCATATATACTACCGACCTTACTACGTCTCTTGCCGGTTATACGGAGAGCGCCACTTATACAGTCTGCTATAAACCTGATTCTAGTACGGCTGCTAAGTGGTACACTCTGAACGTATCTGTGCGCAGAGTTGCCGGACCGCATCGTGTAGGGCAACCTGTGAGATATTACTACTATTATGAACAGCGGCTTCTTGATGAAAATGGCTGGATGTTGCGTAAAAAGCTCAATAGCTCCTCTTGGACAACTTGGGAAGAGCATGTGTATTCCTACGAGGGCCACACGCACGAAACGAGTGATATCAACGGCCTAGCTGCGTTAATCACCGAGTCAACCGTCAATAAGCAAGACAAGACAGACAACAACCTTAGCACGACTAACAAGACGGTCGTAGGAGCAATCAACGAAGTGCTTGCGCGTGCTGAGGCTGCTTATCATGCCTATACGATAGACTTCCAGGAGACACGTCAGATTGTTCAGCAACGCACCGTTGGTGGCGCTATCACTATTACGAAGATATCTACCGACAATATCTCCGTATTGAAGTTGTTCATCAACGGTACTTTGAACACCATCACGCTCACTAATGGTGTATGGACCGGAAGCATGGCTATTGCTGCGGACACACTTCTCGTTTGGGAGATAGGACGTACGACGGAAGGAGAAATAGCGTCTATAAATATCAAATATAACTTCTAACTATGGCAACTAATGTCAATTGGTGGCGACAATCGCGCACTCTTTTTGGTGCTCTAGGAACGAAGACATTCTTCGTCGATTGGGACTTCGGGCATGATGATAATACGGCCGACGGCTCTCCTGAGCACCCATATGCTACTATTAGTCATGGTTTCCAGACCATTTTAAGTACGACAGGAACGGCGCCTGCCGGATGTGTGGTTCGAGGACATGGTAACGAAGCATTTGTTGGTAACCACGCATTCCAGATAGTAGGCGACTACATGGGAGCAGCTATCTACGACGGTGGCGGTACCGCACAGATCATCTACTGCACGATGAGGAATATCATTTACCTCAACGGTGGAGCTAACATCGACGTAGATTATTCCGTATCTCCATACGGCAATAATATCCCTGCCGCCTTTGCAGGTGTTGGCCGGCCCTCCCTTGCTACCTCTGCGAACCTTGCG